CGTAAGAAGAGTTTTCTCTAAGTTGTTGGCTAACGACATCGTTTCTGTACAAGCAATGAACTTACCTATCGGTAAATTGTTCTACTTCGTACCTAAAATTCAGGGTTATACTACAGGTCAAGACCCAACTGCTGGTGGAAACCATTATGCACCTTTCGGAGCCCCTAATGGTCCTGCATCACCTGATACAGGTTACGCATCAACAGATAAAAACTTGTATGACAGATTCTATGAAGGTAATGAAGCGACTTTGGACCCTCCTGGATTGTTTGATTACTCAAAAGGTGCATTCAGTTCTGTTACCGCAAGTGTAACAACAGTTGCATGGTCTTCAGGTTCTTTAGTGGCGTCAGGTTATGGTGCTGGTGAGTACAGAAAAGTATTGTTGGCAATGTCAGGTTTCGCATCTGGCGGAGCTGGTAAACTTATCGGTCCTGACGGTCAAGTAATGGATAACGAATCTTTCTTGGGAGACTTAACTGTTAAGGCGGTAACAACTGCAGGTGGAGCTTTCTCAGGATTAGGTGGAAATGCGTTGTTATTTAGAGTTGTTACTCAGAAATACGGTAAAGGTATCGTTCAATACGGAACATCATCTACATTAGCGTTCCCAACTGGAGGTGGAAACGGCGGTGAGTATGATAACCTTTGTGACGCAAATGGTATTATCTATTTGGAAGTTGATGCACAAGTTCCATGTTCTATAGGAGCTGGTTCATTGGATGGTTATTCTGGATTAACTACTACTATTGCAGGTGATTCCGGTATTAATACTGAATTTGTATGTACATACAGAGCGTATAAAGAAATGGAATTCGAAGACCAAATTGGCGAAGTTTCTTTCGACTTGGAATCAGTAACTGTTTCTGTAACTGAAAGAAAACTAAGAGCACAATGGTCTCCTGAATTGGCTCAGGACGTTGCAGCGTTCCATAACATTGACGCAGAAGCTGAATTGACAGCGTTGTTATCAGAACAGGTAGCAGCTGAAATCGACAGAGAAATCTTGAGAGACTTGAGAAAAGCGGCAGCTTGGACATTGAGATGGGATTACAACGGTTGGAAAAGAGGCACTGCATCAAATCCATTAACACAATACACTCAGAAAGATTGGAACCAAACATTGATTACCGCAATCAACCAAATTTCTGCTCAAATCCACAAATCAACACTTCGTGGTGGTGCTAACTGGATTGTTGTATCTTCTGAAATCAGTGCAATCTTTGATGACTTGGAATACTTCCACGTATCAAACGCATCTCCTGAACAGGACCAATACAACATGGGTATCGAAAGAGTTGGTACATTGGCAGGTAGATATCAAGTGTATAGAGACCCTTACTTCCCACCAAACACAGTATTGATGGGTCACAAAGGTAGTTCTCTATTGGACACTGGATATGTATACGCTCCATATGTTCCTCTACAGTTGACTCCAACAATGTATAACCCATTCAATTTCACACCTATCAAGGGTATAATGACAAGATACGCTAAGAAGGTAGTAAACAACCGTTTCTACGGTAAAATTACAGTTGATGGTGTTAGAACATTTGATTTGAGAGAATTGAGATAATCTAACTCAACCTAATATAAAAAGGGACGATTTATTCGTCCCTTTTTTATTTTAAAACCATTTCATATTTTAAATTCCCTGTATCCCATATTTTATCATAACCCAATTCAATCATGATTTGATTTTCGGTTTTATTTGAATCGTGTCCCATTTTAACTAAAACATCTTTTCTAAAATTAAATCGATAATATCTATGTATATAGTTTTTTGTGTAATAATAATTTGGTTTTGTTATACCAATAAAATTAAAACCCACTTTACCATAAAAACAATACTCATCAGACGGGGACCAATTTCTGTCGGCATATGTAATAATTCTATTGGGTTTATGTTCTTTAATAAAATGGTTCAATAATTTGGTGAACCCTCCAATAACATTTAAACTACAATATCTGTATATTTCATAATCCTTTAGTTTTTCATTTTTATTACCTAATGGTCTTCTCAAATTACCAAAAGTTAACAATGATACTATTTTATCATTGTACTTTAACGCATAAAAAATAGAAGACTTGTCATTCCCTTGTAGATGATTATCGTCTAAAAATTTTTTCTTTTCAATTTTACTTATTTGTTCAATTGTACATTTCCTTGCGTATATTTTTTCATTTTTTATATTAGTTAAGTTTTTGAGTCGCTCTTTTATTATTTCTTTTTTGGATTCCCATTCATCGGAAAATATGTGAATAAGTCTAATTTTGTTATCTAAACATTTTATTGTTTTATCTATATGATATTTCTTAGTTTTTCCTTGTTTTTCAGAATGCCAATAAAGACCATTAAATTCTATTCCTATATTAAAATCAGGTAAAAAAATGTCTAATTCAGTACCATTTAAAATTTTTTTAGTATTTGTTTCATATTTAATACCCAACGTATCTAAAAAAGAACATATTTCAATTTCAGATTTACTTCTATACGTTATATTGTTATTCGAATTAATTAAATTTTGATTAAAGATATTGTTTAATTTTGTGGAAATTATATTATCTCCGTACAAAAGTTTGTATTTATCAACTGTTATATCGTGTAATTTTAAATAAGTATTCGATAAAATTTTTAATTTTTCATCACATATATTACAAATTATATAGTTTTCTTTATCATTAAATAATTCATTACGTTCCTCAAATTGTTTAAAAGTGTTAAAGTAATTAATATATTGTGGGTACTGTTCAATAAAATCGGATACTGATACATGTTCCTTTTCAATATGTTTTGTAAACGACCCACTCTTATTTTTTAAATCAGTTGTTTCCCAATTACATATCGGACAAATTAATTGAGGTAATTCAATAACTTCTATTTTATTAAAGAATTCATTATGAAAATGAACTCCATGTTCTTTAAAAAACATTCTACGTTTAAAAGAGGACGGGATGTCAACGTCAGGATAACATTCTTTAATGTGGGTAGTTATTGAACCACTTTTATTTTCATAATCGTTGAACTTTTTAGAACACTTTTTACATTCTAAAATGTGTGGTGTTATTATAATATTTTTATTGTTCGTGTATTTTACTTTACCACCGACTTTTTTGATAGGTATATTATTATTTTTTAGTATGGTTTTTAATTTTAATTTACCTATTTTATATTCTTTACATATCTTATCAAGAGATGAATCTGCTTCTAAATATTTTTTAATTATTTCATGTTCCATTATTATAAGTATACGTAATAACGGAATAAAGTCAAACAGTTTTAATTTTCGTTTACATCATTTTGTGGTAGGTATAGTTTCCTAATTGATTTTGAAATAATTTCAGATTCATTTAATGTAAACACACCTTGTGTATAAGCGTATTTTATACCTTCTTTAAGAAAGAAAATTGCCTGTTCATGAGTTATAGATGAAATAAGTTTTTCAAACTCTTCATCATTATTAAATTTTAACGTACCAAAAATATTGTAATTATTCATTTGTGTAGATATTTATATGGTATAAAATAAATAATTAATGTCAAAAGATAAAGATTCTTTTCTTAAAATCATTAAGGAAACAACAAATACTGGTGGTTCAGGTTCATATAGACCACCAATTAGTCCAGGTTTAAAATTATGGGATAAATCATCATTAGGACCATTTACAGACCCTGTATCTAACTATGTTAGTTCAGAGCTTCAATATGATAGTTATGACGGTATAATAGATAGTAAAGACATTAAAACAAAGGAACATAAAGCAAGAAAAATTTCACAAGAATTGAAAAGAAAACAACAAAATCAAGACGATGATGGTTTAGGAGCTGGAAGACTTAGCGGAACAGGAATCGGTGGAGATATATCTGAACAATTAGAAAAAATTCAAAAGATATTAGCCGAAGATTTAGCCGTATGGTTTGGGACCAAGAAAAAACCTAAAGGTAGTAAACAACCAAAAGGTCCTTGGGTTAATATTTGTAGAAAAGATAAAAATGGTAAACACCCTCCTTGTGGGAGGTCCGATACATCAAAAGACGCATATCCAAAATGTAGAGCAGCCGGTGTTGCAGGAAAAATGACAGATTCCCAAAAGAAATCTGCCTGTGCTCAAAAAAGAAGAGCCGAGAAAAAGGACACACAAACAGGTAAGGGTCAAAAACCTGTATATACATCATATAAACCAAAAAAAGAAAGTATAATACCTAAAGAAGTATTATTAGAAAAGTTTAAAGTAGAACCTCACGAATATGAAAAATTATATGAAGATGATAATTTTTTATTGGTAATTCCATTAACTTTTGAAGCGTCTTGTAAGTATGGCGCAGGAACTAAATGGTGTACAACATCAAAAGATAAAGACGATATGTTTGAGAAACATTTTAAAATGGGTTCACTAGGTTATCTTATAGTTAAAAATAAAAACTTACAAGATAAATTGCAATCAACAAAATATGGTTTATTTGCTAATAGACCTAATAAGAACTTTTTGGGTGGGAATTATCCTGCTCCACAAGGTATAATTGTTTATGACGATAAAAATAATATTATCGATAACAATAAGATAATTAATCTATTTGACCGTGTAGATTTGTATGATACTTTAAGAAAGATTATTCGTCAATTTACTTTATATAGTGAAGACAAGTTTAAAAAAATTAACTAATTAACAATATGGTGGTGAACACCTTTTTTTACCATCCAATCCTTTAATTTTACCTTTACATACTTGTACGGCGAAACCATTTGCATATGCAGAGGGGTAAACGTCAAATTTTGCTTTTGCTGCCGACTTTCCTCTTGAACATAATTTTGTTCCTGTTTTCTTTTTTCCTTCACTTATTTGAGGTAAAACTTTATCCAATACAGTTTCAGGGTCTTTATATGTATTTAATTTCTTTTTCATTTCACCAATATCTTTGATTGCCGCCAAATAAGGAACCATAGAATCTTTAACTTTATCACTGAAAGGTAAAACTTTACTAAGTTCGTCCAATACAGATTCTAAAGATAATGATGTTAAAATTGGCATCCCAAAAACATTAAAAATTTTAAACCCTGGAATTGCCATTTCACCAGCCGATTGTAACATATCAATAAAATCAACCTTTAATTCATCTTCAACTTTATCAAATTCTTCCAATAAATTTTCAATTTCTTCACCACTTTCAAATTTCTTCTTTAAATCATAATATTTTTCCATATCATCATTTAATTCAGAATAATTTAAAATTATTGATGCCGCACCGACAGGAACATTTAAACCAGGTATTGAACCTAAAGTTGCTCTTACTTTATCACCAACTATGTTTGAGAGAATACCTCTCCAATCAAAATCTTCATTTATATTTCTCATATCATCTTTATTTAATTTTATTTCTTTTTCTATTTGAATAGATTTATTGTCGTACCAATTACTAAAAAATTCAGAAACGTTGTTGATTTCATCACTTCTGTTAACAGCCATTTGGATTGCGAATGGGGAACTAAATGTATCTCTTCGGGCTTTCTTAATAGGTCTTTTAATAATACTTTCTACCCATTTTTTTATATAAGGAACATACTTAGGACTTTCCATTAAAAAATATTTAAAAAGAGTATCAAAAAAAGTAATATTATAATCTAATACACCTGATTTTTGTAATATAAAAATCCATTCATTTTTTTCAGGGATTATCATCCATATTATTTCCGATGACTTATCATAATATATTTTTCCTTCAGATGTATAAAATTTAATAAATTCAAGTATTAAATCTCCACTAATTTTTGGTAATTTATCTTCATTTATATTTCCCATATCATCTTTATTTAATTTTATTTCTTTACCTAATTTAAGGATATTATTAACATTCACAATTTCGGGAAGAGTTGGCCAAACAATATCTTTAACCTCCTTTTGAAGGGTTTTTTCAACCCACTTTTTTACATACGGAACAAAATCAGGGTATTCCATCGAAACGTATCTGAAAATACTCTTAAAAACTCTTAAAGAACACCATAGATTACCTGAATCATATAACGCAAATACCCATTGATTTTTTTCAGGGTTTATCATATATATTGTGTCGTTGCTATAGTTAGAATATAGTTTTGTATCAGATGTAAAATCATCTAATAATTCGAATATAATTTCTTCATCGACTAATCGTGATTCTTCACTTTCATTAATATTTTCTTCTGAATTTAATTCGGTTCCTGATTGAAGGATTCTTTCAACCGATAAATTGTTATCTTTAAGATTTTCATAAGTGTATTTAATCCCTTTTTGAAGGGTTCTTTCAACCGCATGGATGCCGCGTATTCCGAGAGGTTCGGCGTAGTTAACCTCCTTTTGAAGGATTCTTTCAACCCACTTTTTGATATACGGGTTAAAATCAGGGTATTCCATCGATACGTATTTAAAAATTTTAACGAAAACTGAATAATAATACAATAAACGACCTGTTTTTGTTAATTCAAATATCCATTTTTTTGTTTTTGGGTTTATCATCCATATGGATTCCGTTTCATCATCATAATATAACTTTCCATCAGATGTAAAATCATCTAATAATTCAAATATTAAATCTTCATTGATTTTTTCCATAATGAACTTTACTTATTATCGACAATTTGAAATTTTAGTTGTCTTTTATAAGTATCAACCTCATCAGAAGTTAATACTTTAATATCAACAAAATATTCATTAGGTACTTTATCTTTTGTATCAAACACAAAATAATATTCATTGGGTGTTTGATTGATTCTTGTCCAATCCTGAACTATAACTTCAGTAGGTCCTTCTGTTACATAAATTCTATAATAACACTTAAACTGAGGTAGTATTACATTTGATGAATATGCTTGTTTTACGGTAACAACAACTTTTCTAATATCAGTGTTTAATATTTTTTCATCTTGTCTAATTCCACTAAAAGTAAACCCATATTCAACAGGGTCTTTAGCTAAAGTGCTTATTTGATAATATTCATTTGAAGGTCTTAGAATTAAATCATTTTCAATATTAGATATTGTGACACCGTTTATTGTAATTCCCTTCCAAGTGTCTGTAAATTGACAAGGTGTTGAATATCCTGTTATTGGTGGTATTGTTACCTCATATACCCCTTGAGTTCTTAAAATGGTTGTTAATCCTGTAAACCCTGACATTAAATCTCCGTTTGAGTCAGAAATATCAACGGTAGGATTTGAATCAAAATTTGTTGGGACACCTTGAATGTATGAGTACAAATAAAGCTTGTTTTCTTTATTTTCAAAAAACGCATTTCTATCGTCCAATATCAAATCATCATATGTTGTTTCAAGATATGGTTCATAAAATGTTTGTGTGTGTCTTGTAAAAAACCCAACGGAATAATTTTCGGTTAATCCTGAAAGATTTTCTAATGATGGAGAATAAGCGATTATCCAACCAGTAATACCCGTTGTTGCACCTGTAAGATAATTATTTATCTCATCTGTCATATCAAATTCGATATTTTCATTACCATATTCAAAATGTTGCGTATCAACTAAAGTGAGGGCTGAATAATTTATTTGTGTCCCTACACCTGAGTTATTATTAATATAAATTCCTGGTGTCGACCAACCACTCAATGTAGTTGCTCTAAACCAATTCGAAGGTCTTGATGAATAACTTTGGTCAGAATCTCTATTTGGTTTATACGCTAAACTCGCATTACTTATACTAACATTATCCGTATCGTAATAATCGTATCCAACACCTTCATCCCAATTTTGTGTTGCTCCCGTTAATCCACTTTTAGGTATTCTATATAAATTTAAATCAAAAGAGGTTGCTCTTCTTCTACCTTCACTTGTTGTTGCATTCAATAAATCATAATTGAACATTATTGTATTGGTCATCTTTAACTTGTGACTTATTGGACTTCCTGTATATACAATACCATTAGAAATCTTTTGTTGAAGTTGTGAAAGGTCAATATTGAAAATAAACCTCGAATACCCTGGAGGTGTTAATGTATTATCTACTCTACCGAAAAATAATTCAGTTACAGGATTTAATCCTGTGTTTCCCGAACTATTATAAATAATCGTGTTGTTTCTACTGAAATATGACTTATGAATTGACATTATATATAAATATCAATTAATCCTTAACTTTTCATTCAAAATGTTTTGATATCCATTAAAAATTTCAGTCAATATTTGTTGTGAAGTTGTTTGGTCTTTTGCAACAGGGTTTGGAGGCATATTATGATATGGGTGAACGTGGTTTAATAAGTATTTAACAATCAATTCTAATAGATTTAAAAGTTTTTCACCTCTTACCATTGAGTTGGTATTTGGATATATATTATCCCAAATAAAGTCCTGTGGTAGAATATTGTCATTATATTCTTTAACGTCTTGGAAATTTATTGATAAAAGCCCGGGTATTTCAGATTCGTGTGATAATAAGAATATAAAATCCGAAGCGGTCATACCTATCGCTGTTGAGGTATTATTTATGTTAGGTCTTAATGTTGTTATTTCACGAGCCTCTTTTAACGGACCTAAAGTATTTTTTTCTGAAACGAGCCCATAACCTCTGGTTGTATCAGTTTCATTTAAAAAAACATTTCGTATAAACTTATTTGCATTTAAGTTTTCAACCCCTATTGAATTAATTGATTTATCATAGAGTTGTTTACTAGGCTGAAATACGAATGGGAATTGTTTTAATGTACTACTTACAATATTATCTTTCAATCCTATTTTACCGTTGTTAAGATTAATGATGAGTTCTTTAATCCCGTCCGTAATTGTTTTAAAACTTTCGTTTAAATAGTCTTTTCTAAAAATAGGGCCTATTTTTGAATCATCTGAAACTTCAAAATATTTAGATTCTGTAAATGCTGAGGTATTAATCGAATTAAATGGTGATATACTATAAAGTTCTATATACCCTGAAAAATTACCATCTTCAGTTCCTAAGCCACCATATACATTATATTCTATTAAATAATTTAAATTTTGATAAACACTTATAGTAGCGGTACTGGTTTCAACAGTAGAATCAGTTTTCCTATTTTCATAATGTTGAAGCATGGTAAAACTATTTCTTTTATTAAATGTTACCCCTTCATTAGTTCTAAATTCTTTATTTACACGTGCAATGAATCCATTTTTTGGTAACATTACATCAGAATTATTTCTACCTAATAAAGATACTGTTGAAGGCACTGGATATAGTCCTTGATTGTTTGGTTTTGTTGGTATTGATGTTTGAGGGATAATTTTACCTTGAGTAGGTTTATTTCTTTCACCTAATGCTAATCCATTAACCATTGAGTTAAATGTATCGTTGTCTAAATTATCGATGCTTGAGAAATTTCCTTGAATGTAAAATCTGTTATTTTCAGGATATTTTTTATCGTAGAAAATAATGTGAACAAATTCTTTTTCTTTGGGAACTTGATATAAAAATATTGGAAGTAGAGGATAAACAAGAAATGGGTCTTTTAATGTCCATTTATCATTTATATTGTCTAATTCTCCTACAGGTAAAGCTCTGTTATATGATTGAACTTGCCAATCTTTTGGAACACATCTAATTCTACCTAAATTTAAGGGGTCATTTACATCAATAACTTCACCATAATAAATCGTTCTATTAACATCAAGACCATTCATTTTTTAATTCTTTTCTTATATTCTTCCAAAAGTTTATTATAGTCAGATTCTATATTATCTAAATCGTAAGTTAAATCAATTATTAATTTTTTTGTTTCATCATGTTTTTCAGATAAAAAATCCAAAGAAGATAAAATTTCATTATTGGATTTATTATTTCTATCTTTAACTATTTCTTCGATTATTTTCTTATTCATATTATTCTAAATTACCAAATAAGTTAATTATTGGTTTTGTACCTGTTGATAACGCTGCAACATCTAAAGAACTAATACCAACGCTCACTTTGCCGTTTTCTGCAACTTCATCAATGATAGTTTGATAAATACTTCTTTGTACAAGTATTCCTGTATTAGGAGAACCATCAGGCATGTCACCAGTATCTACACCATTTTTTTCCAATTCTTCGATGTATCTTGTTAATAATGAAGTTGTTGACATGCCTGGTTTAACAGAAGATAAAGTATTCCATAGAGGGTTATTACCCCCTGTCGTTAACCTTAATAACCTTTGAGACAATGAAAGTAGTCTTTGAAGTTCGTCAATTACGTTTTGACATCTCCTGTAGTCTTCAATACCCTGTATAATACTTAAACCAATATTGATGCCATCTAATATTGCTTTTACGTTTTTCTTTTTTTTAATTAAAATCTCATTAAGTTGTTGATTTACTAAATCATTAACAATTCTCTTATAATTCTTTTTTATTTCTTTCACCAATTCTTCAACAAAAATTGTACTTATTTTTGATACAATATTCATTAAAAATTTCTTATATATTCTTACAAACCCATCAATCGAATCTGCCGATAATTCATTAGGTTTTAACGCCTTTTGCATTACAATAAATGGGAAGATATGTTTAGGCGATAAAATAGTATTAACAACCGAAAGAATAACTACCTTTAAAAATTCTTTATTAATTGTTACATCTAAACCCGTTTGTATTTTTGCTTTCCACTCAGGATTATTAGATAAACTATTAATCATGTTTTCAGCTAAGAAATCAGGGTCATTTGTGATTAAATTTTGGTCATTAAAAGGGTCTAATAAATTAAGAATTAATGAATTATTTACATTTAATTTAATATTGGCACAATCCGAAAACTCAATAACCCCTTCATTAAAATTTTTTACTTTTTGTTCGATTTCTAAATTGTCAATATCATTAAGTAATATTAAATTTGTATCCGCTTGGTCTAATTGGTCTAATTTACCAACACCTGAAACATCAATTTCTTGTTTATTGTCAAAACACATACCCAAAAGTCTTTGGATTAGTATCTCCCATTTAAATTGTTCTCTAGATTGGTTATCCGCAAATTTCTTATTTATTGATATAACGCCTGTTAAAGCATTAAGAACATTAGTATAAACTTCTTTTATATTAACAACATCGATGGTTAAATAGTAGTCACCTAAAAATTCAACAACCTTATTACCGTTAAAACGAGGTTGTAATTCTACTTTAAAGAAATCCCCATCAACATTATTGTTATCTTTGGTAACATATGTTATATTAAATAAGTTTTGATTTGTCTTGCCTCTGAAAAGAGTGTTATATTCATCTAAATAACTAACACCTTTTTTTTGTATTCTATTGTGTAGTTCTCGATTAAAAGAATATGGTGTTACAAACGGATTAAAATCCAAATTTTCATATAAATATTGTCCAGGTTTTTCAGTTGGACTATATTGTAACATATTACCGAATATGTCAATTGAGCTGACGGGTATATATAAAATTTCTGATTTAAATTCTTGTTCTTGTGAACATCCTAAAGAGGAAATAATCTCATCCTGTAATATATTTTGTATACGACCTCTAGTTGTACGTATAGTACGAATAAATAATTGTTTAATTTCATTTAAAGTATTACTATCACCATTATTACTTATCGAATTAATTGCTAAATCAATTAAAGAATCTATCTGTGTTTTACCTTGATTTTGAAAGTTTTTTACATTGTTCTTGGTCCCTGAAAGAAAAGATTCATATTTTGCCTTATATGACGCTTCTTTATTATCTAAATTATCAGAATATACTGAAACACCACTATTTATTCTTTTGCGTAATTCTGATTGCTGAGCATTTATTTTATTTGCTGTTTTAAAGGCAGAATACTTCTTTTGAATATTTTGATATTGTTCACCTTGTGATTGTTCCGGCATAGTAAATTATTACTTATTTAATTTATACTGACCGTCACCACCAGTTTGTTCTATATCTTTTTTAAGTAGGTCTTGTATTAAGTTATCATCAATATCAGAAAAAGAAAAATCTTCAGCAATTTTATTTTGTGATTTTTCCCAAATGTTGGACTGTAATTTAGATAATGTTAATTTCTTTTCTACAGTATCATTTATAATTTTCTGTTGTTCTTTAATTATAGGTCCAATTATTGCCATGTCGGAAGAATCCTTCATCATTGACAACATTTTGTTTTGAATTCTTATTGCGGTTGCTCTTTGTTCAACAAGTTCATTATATATTTCTTGCATTAACGCTAAAACCGACTCTTTATTTAACGATATTTCTTTTTTCTTAGGTCTTGTCATACCTATAAATATTTGTTATTCGGTTTTTACCTATTATCTATCTTTTTAACAAATTCGAAATAAAGTTTTTTAAATTTTTTCATACTTACTCTTATTTCTTTTGTTGAAAGATTCGTCATCTCCCTCAAAGAGAGCAAAACTATATTCTTGTTAAATTTTTTATTGTCTGTACCAACAAAAATGTTTTCATAGTTTTCAAATAAATCAATCAATGATTGACCTAACCTTTGTTCATTTTCATTCAAATTATGGGTAATGATAAAGGTTTTTAGATTATTTCTATAATCTGTAATTATTTTTTCAGAGTCAACAACCTCTCTATCAATATAGTAGACCATATCAGGTCTATTTTCTAAATCGCTTGAAATGTCTTCGTATGATATTTTTCTATTTGTATCTTTTTGGTCTTTAATTATTTGACCCATTAGATAATTTTTGCAAATTGTACCAAAATAAGAATAAGCCTTTTTATTTTTATCTGGTATAAATCTGTCTGATTTTGTAATTAAGAATGAATGTGTGTCATTTAAAATCTCTTCGAAAGTCATGTCTTTACGAAATAACTTATACCTTCTAATAATTGAGGACACCATTTTTTCAATTGGTGCCCTCAAAAATTCATTGTAGATAAGATTTCTTTCTTCTATTGTATCCGCTTGTAAAAATAATATTACAGCGTTTTCTTCCCGTTCATCAAAATAATTTGATGTTGGTTTAGGCTTTCTACCTCTTTTGTTTTCGTTGGTATAATTTGTACCAGAATATGATTCTGCTGCTGGCATTAACCATTGGTTTCTTCATATTTTATATTTCTATCACTTGTAAAGAAATATTCTTTTTTTGCCGAATCAATCCAAAACTTCGCCTCATTTTCGGTAATTTTGTTTTGCCCAAACTTGTAATTCCAAAATATTGAGGATTCTCTAAGATTAACATGTTTGTATCCGATTCTTGGAATAGTCATAATTCTTACAGAATTATATGTCATCCTCAACAAGAATTCATAGACAAATGTGAGTTTCATTGATTTTTTAAATCCTCCAAAATCTTGAAATTTTGATTTTCTTAAAACCATACCACTAGATTGGAAATTTTGATATTCATTTAATAATTCATTGGTTAAAATTCCAATTTCGGGATTAAACGATGCTGCAAAAGTTGCCTCATTTGTATATCCCGCAAATGAACCTTTTTCATCAACATCAACAACCAAGGGTAAAAAACCATCACATTCAGGGTGTGCGTTGATATAATTCCTAACATTTTTAAACCATATAGATGAATATTCATCGTCAAATTCAAAGATTGAAATCCATTCTGAGGATGAGTTTTCAACACCTAAATTAATCTGTGACTGAAAATCAGTGTCACTTGATGTGTTTACAACTTTAATAACATTCAAGTCACCAAAATCAAATTCGTTTATAAATGTTGTTAATTTTTCATCATCAGTGTGAACTAATACTAATTCATCTACCTTTGATTGTTGTCTTTGTATAGATTCAATACTTTTTGTAAAGAATTCTGTAAAATCTCTTGAATGAGTTGATGATACAGGTAATATAACTGATATTGTTGACATAATTATTAATTTTCTTCGTTAATTTTATTTAATTGAGTTTCAAATATTTCCAATCTTTTACTGTTAAAATCACTAAATAAGTTGACAGTTTTATTTTCAAAAGATTCAAAATCTGAATATTTTTCAGCGGTACTTAACCCTGATTCATATAGTTTTTCAGCAATGTTGTCTTCAAGCCAATTTTGAATAAATTCGGCCAAAATATCGACAATAGCATTAGTGTTATTTGTCCATATTCCATTATCTTCGTTCATCCATTCTGGTTTAATATTTGGTATTTTACCAATGACAGGTGTATTTGTCCTCATAGATTCCAATGGGAATGTACCAAATCCTGAAATATCATCAACCCATACAGAAACAAATGAATCTTTTAGTAATTCTGAAAATTCAAGTTGACTAACACCCCTCATATCTCTAAAAGTAATCCATCTAAATTGAGGATATTTTAGATAAAAAGTTTTAATGATTTTCATTGTGTCCCGTTGGTCTCTAGTATGTACGGACACTATCGGTTTTGCAGGTATTGTTTTTTTCTGAAATGACTCAGGTATTACAGGTGAAACAACGTCAAAAGAAATATTTTTCATTACTTCTGATATGTATTTCACTTGTTCTTCAGAAGTTGTGATACATTTTAAGAAACCATATTGTGACCAGCTTGCACCAGGTGGTAGAGTTTCCATCATATAATCATATGATTGACACAATACAATTTTTCCACAAGCATATTTTCCTAATTGCTCAATAACGTGACCATACAACTCAGGAACTACCAATATATCTTCAGGTGAAATTTCCAAATTCTGACCTTCAATTGCCTTATGTGGAATTTCCATGTATTTATCATCCAACCAAGAACCAACTCCTTTATAGTCGTTTTGTTCGTGAATTACTATTACATTTAAACCTCTTTTAAATAACACATATGACATCTCATAGATATACCTAATAGATGCTTTCGCATTACCTTTTGTATCCTGTACAAGAAAATAAATTCTATTTTTGTTTTCTTTAAGGATGTTAATTGAATTTTGTAGTTTTTCTTTAAAATCAGTATTCATATTAAAATTTTGTAATTATTTTATTTGCAAATAATGTATTGAACGCAAATTTAAAGGGTAAACTCATGTCTTTAACAGAATGAGCTCCCAAGGTAGTATCAACGACCTCATTTTCACTCATAATAACATCTATCATTGTTTTTACCAATTCAAATTTAACAATACTCATGTTTTGTTCTGAATCTCCACTAACTGTTCCAGGTAGAGAGATTATTTCTTGAACCTTATCAATATCGATAAAGTAATTTTCGTCAAATATTTCAATCATCATATTATTATAATCATAACGATTTATATACCGAAGTAAAATCTTCAATACTTTTTATTGTGAAATCAGCATCAATATTTTCATTATAACAAGTTTCAACCTTTATTGAAGTTTTCTTTTCTGGTTTAGATAATAATAAATCAGGATTTGCGGTAACAATAACATCAAATTTACTCCACATCTTTTTAAATGTTGTTTTATTGTAAAACAATATTTCATCTGTTTCCAAACCATATTTTGAAAGGAAAAATAAAGTTGCGGGTTTTTGTTTTGCAACTCCTTTAGAGATAACACTAATCGTATCTTTCTTTTTTAGAACATTTTTTTGTATTTCACTAAACACATTAAATGTATTTGCAGATACCGCCGGTGCATGTCCGTTTATACTCATTGGAAAATCTATGTACATAAAATTTACATAGTCGCCTTCAGTTGGAAACTTAAAAAAGTCAACAAAATAATGTGATGTAATAGGTTCAATAATTTCATAATTAAACTTTTCTTCACCTTCTTCATAGACATAATCTTCAATAAAGAATTTTTCATAAACCGCCTTAGTTTTATCCAAGGTGGCTCTTAAAACTTCATCAACATCAAAAGCGAACTTCATCTTCGTATTTCTTTAATATTTTAGTAATTAATGGATTTCTAACAATATCCTGTTCACCAAATTCAAATACACCGATGTCTTCCATATCTCTGAATTTGGATATTGCATCCCATAATCCTGAGTGTGTTTTGTCTTTGTATCTATCAGTTTGTTCTAAATCCCCTGATATGAAAAATTTACTATTAAAACCAATTCTTGTCAATAGAAGTTTCATTTGTTTAGGGGTACTATTTTGAGCTTCTTCAAATATTAAAATGGTGTTATCAATATTCCATCCTCTAATGTATGCTAACGCTTGAACTTCAATTAAATCGTTTTCAATTAATTTCTCACGATTTTCTTTTCCGATTAGTTTATTCAGAAGATAATAAGATGGACTGATATATGGGTCCAATTTTTCTTCTAACGCTCCCGGTAAAGAACCCAATTTTTCTTCAGCTTCAACTGCCGGTCTTACAATCATAATTTTTTCATATGAATTAGATGGGTCTTGTAATAAATCAACAGCGGCTTTCATTGCGATATATGACTTACCAACACCCGCAGGACCTGAACAAATGGTTATCTGATTTGATTTTAATATATCGTAATATACTCTTTGGTTTTCGGTAAGGAATTTTTCCTTAGTTTGTTTTTTAATAAACTGTGAAATAATTTCTTTTTTTGATTTATATGTAAGTTGGCCGTCAATAGGTAATACAGTCTTTTTTCTCGTTTGCTTTTTTTCCATATATTTTTTATAAAAATAATAATTTTTAACTTTAAGTAAAATAATCACTTATTTTTTAGTTTTTAAAAAAATCATACCAATAATTATATGTCTTTAAATCATTAGGTGTCCCCCAACATATGTAATTTTCGACTTCAAAAACTTTAACTTTTAATCCTGTCTCAACACATCTATTTATAACATCGTCAACATAAAATTCATTATTAGTCTTTTTATTATCGGACTTATTTAGTAATAATCCATCTAAAAAATATTTACTTTTTCTAAAAAACATGGTTCCAACAATTGCATGTGTTTTTAATGGATTATCGTATATAAATTTTTTACACGATACTGATTTTATAAAATTATCAGAATCAACTTCTAACCAAGCATAATCATTTGGGTTTTGTTTACTTGATTGATTATTTCTGAATGACCAAACAATAACATCTATATTTATATCGTCTAATAATGTTTGTAATTTTTTAGAATCGTAATAAATTCCATTGTCACTTGCGGATATTAAAATAGGTAAATCCGGATTTAAATTATTTTCATTAATACCTATTTCACAAGTAATTGCTTGACCTTCGGTTACCCCTGATATTGTTGTTATTTTAACATTATCAAAATAGTTTGGTATTATTTTATCAATTTTATACTTATCAAAATGTTCTTTTTGACATATAAAAATTTTATTATTTGTTTTTGGTAAACATTTTACAGCTTCAACCACCATAAAAGAATCATTTACTGATAATAGTGGTTTAGGCGTTTCATAACCATTTATAAAAAATCTACTACCTAAACCCGCCATCGGTAAAATTAGTGTGGTATTTATTGGACAAATTGATGGTTCAAAAATCTGTTTTACTTTTTTAAAATAGTTTGACCATCCCTTGTAAATTTCTAAATCATATGGTGTTCCCCATTGTAGCATCTTTTCAATTTCAAAAACGCCAACATTAAGACCGTCTCGTATCATTAAATTATAAACTAAACTAACATAATATTCACCATTTATATTTATGTTAGAATCAATTAATTCTTGGAAATACTTTTTTACGAGTTTACCTGACTTAAAATAATATGTACCATTTGATGCGAATTCATTCATTCTATTATTAGTAAATGGTTGCTTTTCTCTAATTTCTGTAACTAAATTATTTTCCACATTACAAAATGCATAATTATCAGAACCTAACATATGAGGGTGAAATCCAATATAACAAGGTATTAAACCATCATAAATTTTTGTTTCACTTATAAATTTTTTAAAATCCCAAACAGTTCCATAATCACAATAACTTAGAATTATTTCTTTATTTTCATCAATTTCATCAAATATTTTAGACACACTAAAAACGGGACCTTTTTTTAAATTATCAGGTATTTCTATAATTTTTGAAGTCGGACATATTCTCTTTAAAATTTGAGACATGTCTGTTGTCTCTAAATGAGTTTTATTACAAATAAAAATTACATCTGTAATTCCTGGGAATAAGTTTAAAACATGTTCAATAATTGGTTTACCATCGACCTCAATCAGAGGTTTCGGTTCACTATATCCACCATCTAAGAATCTTTTACCAATACCTGACATAGGTATTATTAATTGTATGTTTTTCATTAATCTTTATTTTTTTCTATTTCAAATATAAAATCTGTACAGACACCATAAACATTATTTAATAAATCGGTGTTTATATCGGATAAATTAATCATTGGTATGATATCGTTTTTTGTTAGATTTGATTTTAAGTTATGAACCCATAAATGATGAGTACTTGTCAATGTAAAATCGTCACCATTATGACAAAAAAATTTGAAATTACTGTTTATTTTATTCAGATTATTAGCAGATTCTTTGTTTTTACAATGAAACCAAATATATTCCGCTCGTTTTAACATCCAACTAAGTTCAATTTTATATTGTGGAAAATCATGACCTAGCCAAAATTCACCATTAATAAATCTAATATCGGCTTCAACTTCATACCCTAATTGAATTGCACAATCAATGTAACTAGGTCTATTTTCTTTTTCAGGTATTGGTCCGTTTACATTACCTCTATGGGATATTATTTTCATATTTCCTCGATTCTAATTGTTTTATCATCAATAAATAAGTCATAATAGGGTTTATCAACCCTCAATTCATGAAATTTAACACCCCATTCATTTAATTGTTTATAGGTTAAATCATACCAATCAATTTGTTTTCTACTACCTCTTGCGGTCCAATAAACTATTGTATGTCCTTCATCATATAATTGATTTATTTTTTCTATATTCTTATATATCGGTGAGGCGTTTTCATATTTTCGGTCTTTAGATGTTTCACAAATAGTTTCATCTATATCAACGTAGATTACCTTTAAATTCATATTATTTTTATGTTTTCATTTATATCACCAAATAAGTTATTGAACTCTACATAATACCTATCAATTTCTTCTCGATGATTTTTTTGATTAATACCCATATAATTTAAATAATCTGTTTCATAATTAATACCACCATCTATTGTACAATTTTTGAGATGTCCTATATTATTATTTGTAAATCTTGATATTGTGTGTATTTTAAATTTTAAATTTGGATATTTTTCTTTTATAATATCTTGTAACTCATATGGTATTGAATTATAACGTACTAGAATAAAGTCAATAAAATTATCACCATTTAGATAATTTCTGAAACTATTAATTCTTGTATTATATCTTTGTATGAAATTATTAAAATTATTTTCAACAAAATGAAAAGGATTGGACCACCGTTCATTTAAATATAAATTACCGTGATATGGGGATTCATGGTTAAATACAAAATTATAATACGTATTATAAATCCATACTTCATCATCTTTTTGATTGGGAATATGTATCCCCATTTTAGGAGCTGAACGTAATTCCAAATAATTAGGATTACAAAAATATTCAAAATCATCTTTAATACATTCACAAAGACCAATGTAATTCGATATCATCATGTCAAATGGACAAGTATTATACCCATCAGATTTATTTTTTCTTAAACCCAATAATAATCCTTCCTGAGCCGCAGAACAATTCCAACCTAAACTTATTCCAACTTTATTCATATTAATGATTTCCTATATTTTTCTTTTTCATCGTTTAATAGACTTTTTATGTCTTTATCAGTGAGAAAATTTATTCCTGATGTGCTTAAATATATTTCTGCTGATTTTTCACAAATGTCTGATACTATTGAGCATTCTTCAATTGTTGAACCACAGGCAATAATACCATGATTTTGTAATAAAATTAATTTTGGAAAAGTATTATTTTCATTAATGAATTGATTTACTTGTTTTTGAATTAATTGAGTTAATTCGTCACCGGGTTTTGCATAAGGTACAACACATGACTTTTCTCCATTAAAAATTACTTGGTCTGGAAATATACGTTTATTTGCAAATTCCAAAAAATTACTACTTGAAAGGATTGAAAGTGTTTTAGTTGGATGAGTATGTGAAATAAAATTTATGTTTCTGTGTTTTAATAAAAAAATATGAAAACCTAACTCCATACTACCTCTTTTTTCTAAATTATCTATTTGATTTCCGTTGAAGTCGAATTTTACTAAATCATTTGAAGTTAAATTATAGAGACATTTGCCACTCGCTTTAATATAAAAGGTTTCTCCGTCTTTCCCTGAAATATTACCCTCCATACCAACACAATATTTACTTACCCGTTTAGATAGTTTAAGTAGTTTTATAATTATATTATCTTTAACTGTTTTCATTTTTATATGAAAAAATAAGAAAAAAAAATTAATCAGTAAAGTTGATATGAAAAATAAAATAAAGTATATAATCATAAAAACTTTTTGTTTTATTATCCTTTAAAAAGTCGTTATTTTCAAAATTAAGGTCTGTGTATTCATCAAAAATAATACTTGTAAATTTATAATCTTTATTTATAGTATAATTTATGTTTGATGTGTTAAAAACATCCATAACCGTTTTTAAGTTTTTACAATCTGACCTAATTAATAACTCTAAACTTAATGATTCTTGATTATATAAATCAGTAAAATCTATTGTATTTTTACTAAAAAATCGTACTATGATGTCAGCATTTTCTTTTTGAGGCTTAATATAATCATTAAAATCTTTTTGTCTTTTTTTAATGTTTTCCAATACTTTATTAGGACTATACCCTCTTTCTAAAACATCGCGCTTAATCTTCCACTTTTTTTTCAAATTTTCATCAGTATCCATAAAAATTTTCAAGTCGTAAAGATTGGTATTACCATACAAACTATGTAACCCACATACAATTAGATTATCTGACGGGTTAATTAATTTCTTTTCGGTAAACTTACCACTGTGGTGGTCATAATCTACTTGATATATATCATTACCTAATTTTAAATTGAAAATATCTTCTTCCATTTTAGTAATATAATTTGATTTTGGATTTAAATGAGTGGTTTGTTCCCAATTTTTATTATTCCTTTCCCATTTATGGTATCTATCACACTCCAAAGTAAAAGAATTATTATAACAATTTTTTAATAACCTACTTAATGTTGATTTTCCAGACCCCGAATCACCACAAATTGCAAAAATATTACACTTAGATAGTAGAAAATTATATTCTATATCCAATTTTTTAAATGATATGTTTGTTTTTTTTAAATACTCAAATAATGATGTTTCAGATACGGGTAAAAAGAAATTACCATAAAATTTATAAATATCAAAATATTTATCCATAATTTTTGACTTACCAAAGGCAAATGCGTCACAAAGATAACCATCATTGGAATTTGTAAGTCTGAATTTATCCATTTTAGCATCTGACGGTATATAAATTATATTGTCTTCGACTACAATATCAAAAATATTTTTAGTTAATATGTTTAAATCTAATCTATATCTTATTACTAAATCATATTCAGATGATTCAGATTCTCTTATAGTTTTTATTTCATTAAGTTTGTATAACTTAGCCCAAAGATTAATAACGTTATTAATTTTATTATCACTAACATATGTTTGATTGTTTTCAACAATTGTTGTTATTGGATTAAGAATGTCTACTATTTTTTTTATATCAGAATCTTCTATTTGATTTAAATATTTATCATCGGTATTTTCACTTTTTGTGATATGTAAATAAACATCAACAGTTTTAAATTTTTTTACAATTTCATTTACTATGAATTCAATACTTTTTTCGTAGTTCCTTAAATATCCAGCAATTAATAATGCAACTCTCATAAATTAAATTCCTTCGAATACATTTTGATTTTTACTTATCATATCATTTAATATATTTATAAGTTTTGAATTATTAAATATTTTATTGTAAAAATAATCATAATTGTTAATAACATCAAGAGTTTTAGTCGGTATTTCGTTGTAATCTGCCCAAATTATGAACTCGTTATATGGTATCTTTTCTTTTAACGGAACATCTTCGCTAACAATAATAACTCCATTACTTAATGCTGGTAAAACCCGCAGTTCTTCAAAAGTATGATGATGGTCTGTCTGATGTATATTAACCATAATTTTTGTTTTACTATATAAATCTAATAAACACTCATTTGAAAAACAATTAGTAATTGTTGTGTTATTAACACCTAACTCATTTATTTGTGATAAAATATTCTTACGCCTAATGTTAGAACTCGTATCAAATAATGTTATTACTTTAGATTTTTCACCATTAAATTTAGGGTCATATATTGTTGGTGATATATAAAGTACTTTTGATAGAAAGTTTTGAAACTTACCACATGATTTTATATTTTCAATATTAGGTAAACTATATTCTATGATATAATCTAATGAATTAAGATAGTTAAATTTATCAATTCGTACTAAATAATAACTATCTTTATTTTTTATGTTGCCGTAAATTTTATCGTTTACGGACCGACCACCTTCTTTTACGAGAGTATGTTCACATTGTATGTCAATTTTTAATGTTTTGTTATTATTTTTAAAATCAAAAAAGTAATCACCAAAAATAATATTAAAACTTTCATCACATTCTGATAACCAATTTTTTAATAATTTAACAATATAGTTATAATATTCCCTAGTATGAATAACTTGGTTATCGGTGTAGAGTAAAAAACTTTTATTAATTTTCTCAATTATCATCTATCTACAGTTCGTTCCGTTTTTTGCTGTGCTCTTTTAACAAAGAAAGTTTTAATATTATCATCAAAAGGATTTACTGAATGACAATCATATTTTGGGTCTGGATTAGGGTTATTATTCCACATATAACCTAAGTATCTTATATCGCCATCAATATCATAATTCTTATGGTCATTCAATTCCCATATAATTCTAGCTAAATATCTTTCCGCTGCGCAACTTTGAGTTCTATTTGTTATCACAATCTGTTTAAAATAATCATAAGTCCTTTCAACGTTTAATGATGATATTATAAAACTACAACACCAACAAAAAGTACATTTATCTAAATTATCTAATAGCCCCAATTTTAATAAAATTTCATTGGATATGTCTTGTAACATGCCGTCTTGAAAGTATGAATTAATTGTACAAGCTTTAATGTTTTCATTATAGAGAGTGTTAAAATCCAATTTATTTTTTAAAATAAATGTATCTTGTGTTAATACAATGTAAGAATATTCATTTATTAATGAATTATCTATTAAAAATTTCAAACCGATTTGATAAGCCCCAATTTCAAATTTACATTCTATATCATTTTCTAATAACACGACATTTTTATATTTTCTTAAATTTGCAAATATATCCTCTTTATACGTTGAATTATTATCTACGAAAATAATAAGTGCGTCTTCGTAGAATTTTTGTATAGTCTGCACATAATATTCACTATATGAATCATATCCTCTATAGTATTTATGAGCGATTATAAAAACTGGTTTGTTGATATTTTTAATTATTTCCATTTACTTGAATTTTTTAAATTATATTTATTTACTATTTTTTCGTATTCATATTTTATATCATCACACGAACCAATAGGTAACGTTTCAATGTTTAAATATTTTTGACTGTGTGTTATGTGAATGTACCTAAATGGTTCCAAACAAATAAAATAACCACATTTAAATTTATTTTTTGAAAAAAGTTTAAAGATATTAAAGTTAACTGCATATTTCTGTGTATCAGGGTGTTCGATTGTTCTATAATCTCTGAAACCAAATTTTTCCATAATATCGATTAACGTCTCTTTCTTCCAAATCGATGGATTAACATTATATGGGTATCCTTTATTTTCAGTATCTATATTTGATGATTTTATGTAATATAAATCATTATCATTTATTTCGTGACTCTTAATACTATCAAAATCGTAGGCTAATTGAAAATCAACTCTGTCGTAATTATTTTCACGTAAAAAGTTAAACATACTTTTAATTTTTTCTTTATCAATATAAAATACAATATCATTATCATGTATGAAAATAAAATAATCATACGGAACGTCTTTAATTGTATTTAGTAATCTATATCCATACGGTAACGAATCATCGTAAAAAATAACTTTTTCAAAATTATTATAAATACCACTAAGGTCATCGTCATTTTTATTTATGATTAAAATCATCTCCCCACAATCTTTCAAATAATCAATTTGTATTTTTAATACTTCTAAGAAAGAAGAATGACTATAAATAACAATCTTTAAATTATTATCAAGCGGTTTATCAGACAATTCAAATTTTTTTATATCAAATGTTATCATTTTTGGTAAGTAGTGTTACGGATTTTATCAACCCAATATTTTAGGGTAATTCGTTCATAGTTAAATTCTTTATTTTTAAAGTCATCAATTGTCTTGTTCAATAACTCTTGAGTAATTTCGCTCCAATCATTTACTATTAGTACAGGTAAATCTTTATATAAAGTATCTAATTGGGACTTCTTTACAATCACAATTGTTCCTAACATTAATGCTTCCCATGTTCTGTGACAATCCATACCGTGGCCCATTGGCGAAACTGTAAACGCATAATCCGCATTTTTTTTCCAAGTAGATTCTCTATCTACTAATGATGGTTCATAATAAATTAAATCTTTGGGTATTTTATTAATTGCGTCTTGCCTTGGGTTACCAAATTCTGAATAGGTAACAAAATGAAAATTAGAATAACATTTAGGTAGTCTTTGATAAAATTCTCCCGCATTTTTTCTAATGTTGGTTAACATATTTTCCTGTTCTTTTGGTGTCATTGCTTGATTGCTCCATCCGCAAAACTCACCAAACGTTAAAGAATGAAAATTTACACCAATTGGAATTAATGAAAATTTATTATGATAGTTTTCATTACAATTCACAGAATACCAATGAATTATTCTATCATCGTTAATTAGATTATTAAAAGTGTGTAAATCTATTAAATCGTCAGGCATTGTTTCATCCCCATCACCAGTAATTAAAATAAATTTATAATTCAAGTAAGGAAATACTTGATGTATAAATTGTCTAAAAAAAGCAAATTTAATATAAATACAATCACCATCTTTACCTTTTAGTAGTTTATTGAAGTCATGAGTAATTTTATATGGTTCTTTGTGATACGTTATTATATTATTTTCGTCTAAAGATAATAACATTCCGACACTGGATATGTATTCACATTCTTTTAATTGTTCTAAGCTCATATTATTTGTACCATTTATTTGAATTTATTAAATTATATTTTTTTACTATTTTCATATATTCATTACTTATATCGGCATAGGATTGGTTATAAACAGTAACAAAATTTACGTTTAAAGGTAAAAGTTTACCATTATGACTAATGTGTAGAAATTTATATTGTTGAATACAGTTAAAATATCCGCATCGTAAAAAATCATTAGTATTAATTTTAAAAATTTTATATTTTTTACAAAAAGACTGGACAGCATAATCTTCAATTGTTCTATAATTTCTATCTTTGAATTTGTCCATAATTTCAATCAAAGTTTCTTTTTTCCAAATCGATGGGTTCACATTATATATATAATCTTTTTCATTTGTTTCCCTAACTAATTTAATATTATCAGAATAGTTAATAATATCTTTATCTATAATGTTATCGGTATATTTCAAATCGATTCTATCAAAATTTTTATCTATCATAAACTCTAATATTTGCTCTAAAAATTCTAAATTTACATCTAACAATATATCTATATCGTGAGAAAATAAAAAATAGTCAAACTTATAAAGTTTTAAACATTCTAAAAGTCTTTCAGCATATGGTAAACCATCATCGTAAAAAATTATTTCATCGTAAAATTTATATATGTCATTTAAATTTTGATTGTTATTATTAATGAATAAAACTTTATTGACAAAATCTTTTTCTTTAATAAAATCTGTTTGTATTTTTAATATATCATGGTATGATGAATGTGTGTAAATAATGATAGGTACTTTCATAAGGGTTTAATTTTTTTTTCAAATTTTTTTATGTTTAAAATCCAAGGGGAATTTAAACCATTGTCTAATTTTTTACAATGTTTAGCATTTTCCGTTTTAACTTCAAATTTAGATTCTTTATTCCATCCTGATACAAAATCACTGGAATATATTATTTTTAATTGATTATTGTTAATTTCAATAATTTCACCGATAACATCCCCGCATTTTACTCTCATATTAGATTTAAATTTAGTTTTTTCGTAGTGTTTGGTTTCTTCAAAGAAAGTTGTGATAACATTACTAAAACAGTATGTAAATCTTTTATTTATTTTTAAAAATTCTGGAGAATTAATAGAAATTAAATTAGTTTCTTTTTTACTAAAAAGAACATTACATAATCCTCCACCAATTGCACCTATAACATTTTCGGCTTTTGAAAACATAAGTATTTTTTCTTTAGTTGTTAAAAGTTCTGTAAATACTTCAGTATACCCTTTATTTTCTAAAAAGGAAACTAATTCGTCCTCATTTATTAGCTTTCTTCTATCAGTATAATTAGTACCTATATTTAAATAGTTACCATGTTTATGGCTCCTTCTAGAAACATATATGTTTTTAGGTCTATCAATATTATCATCAACAACACTTTCTACTATTCTACTATAAAAATGATATATTTCTTTTCTTGGGGGTAAATTAGAATCAATACCATGTGTGTAAGAATCAGAGATATATATTTCAGAGTATTGAGTGTTTGGTTTAATTAAAACAATATCTTCTTTTGTTATTCCTAATATTTCTAAAAATTCACAAACAAAAGGATAAAAATGATTTTTATCCTTATTTGGATAATTCATTAATAACTTCAGGTTAGGTATGTTATTTTTTAATTGAAAAAATGAAATTAAATATGGTAGTGTATCATAAATGAAATGGAAGTAATTATCAGTATTATATACAAAAAAAAATACAGGATTTGTATATACTTCATCCTGTTTAATAATTTCCGTATTTATTTTGAAATAATCATTTATTTTTTGTAAAGACATTATTTTTTCGTTTATGGGATTAATGTGACCATTACTCTCCGAATAGAATCTAATATTTGGATAAAATAAATTATATCCAGCGGATGTCAAATTTTCAAATCTAAAGATTGAAATCTCTCTATTATTTTCATCCTTTTCAAAAATAGTTTTATATTTAGTAAACGTATCGTATTTTTTCATAAATTTAATTTATTTTTTTCAAAAAAAGATTCGTATGGATAGCAATTAACATCTTCAATTATTTGTTCCATATAGTTATCAAATATACCTCTATAATTACTATTATTATCTAATACATATTTTTGATTATATATAAAATCTCTATTAAATAATGAATATTTTCCAATACCTGATTTAATATGGTCATGTCTTAAATCTGAAATTATATTAGTTATTCCTTCCAAATATAAATCATTAATTTTATATCCTTTTTTTAAACATCTAAATATAATATCACCATCTTCTTCACCAAAACCTAAAAGTCTTTCATCAAAATAACCGATTGAATCTAAAAAACTTTTGGATATTAAAAAATGAGAAAATGAATTATTAATTCTTGTTATACCTGAAAAATTAACATTTTCAATGTAGTTTGAAATTTTCAAAAAAAAGTCATTAGAGTTAATATCTAAATCATCATTTAACATTAGTATATTATTTTCATTTGAATGGACTGCGATTGTATTCCACATTTTTGACAACCCTCTTGTTTCTGTGAAAAAAATAGGATAAATATTAAGATTGGTCATACATAAATTAAGTATTTTTAATCTATACTCTTCAGAAAAATTACCTGATTCTTCACCGTTTATACATAGAAATATCCTATTACTATTAAATTTTCTAATTTTTCTTACTAAATTTTCTAAAAGACTAAACCTTTTAGAAAAAGTTGTTATACCTATAGCATATTTCATTATAAATACTCCTCCCCAAATGTTACAAGATTTTTATTGTAGTGTTTTTTAATAAACTCAACATAACCCTTTTTTTCCGCTAAAGAATCAAAAAATGACAAATCTATATTAATACCATTAATTAAGCTGTCATTCATTTTTTGAGGACTGAAATTTAGATTATTTACAACACTATCATATCTTTGATTTATTGTTTGTATACTATGATTATAATTTACCAATTCATAGTGTTTATACCATAATTGTTTTAAAGCGTAAAATTTACGATTACAAGATTGTAAATGTATTATACCAATATCCTTGGTTTGTAGTTTTGGTAAATTTACGGTTGGGGTTCGCGGAGTGTGGTATTTCCAAGCTGAAATATCCATATTTGAAATTTTTGACGTAGGTAAAACAAAAGAACGATAATTATTTGTATATGCGTTATCGGTTCTATAATACTCTAAAGAGTTTACACAATTATACCAATAAAGCCAAACATCTGAAGACTGAAATAAGTTTAAATACATATTAAAGTCTTTGATAAAATTACTTGTCATCAATTCATCAGAGTCTAATGATACTATATAATCAACCTTATGTTTTTTTGATATATCTATCATTCTTTGTCTTTGGAACCCTTCATTAAATTTATTTAATTTATCATTAATTATTATTATTTTTTCATTATCTAAATGATTCTTAATTACTTGAATTGTGGAATCCGTTGAATTATCATCATAAAATATGAAAAGGTCTATCGGGTAATTCTTCCAAATGGGTAAAACATTATCTAATAATATTTCTTCATTTTTTACCATACAATTTATTGCGGTTTTCATTTTTTATTCTATATTAAAATTTATTTTTTTCCTTTCATTGTAAAGGCTCATATCATAATTAACATTTTGATAATTTATTTTGTGTATTTCATCATGGTTATCAAAACCCCAATCAGGATGTTCATGTTTTATAATAGTCATTGGAAAATACGTTTGTTTCCTTAAAATGTCACCAACCACCATAAACTCATTATCACACCAAGTTGATTTATATTCAGGATAATATATATATCCGAATCTTTGATAATATTTTTTACCTAAAATACACAATGTATTTAATTCATTACCTTTAAACCCATCATTAAAAAATAAAATACCATCAGTATCAGGATAAGTTTTTTTCATTAAAGAATTAATTACTTTATCAAATCCCTTCACTTGTGGTATCATGTCATCGGAAGCCAATAAAATTATATCCCATTCTTCATTAACATCAATATCCCTATTAATTGCATCAACTTTAGACGTACTTGTACCAACTGTAATTTTGGTGTTCTTAAAAGACCTTAAATAAGACAATGTTTCACTATTATTCATTGTTACATCATCTTCATCTATTGTTATTGAAAATTCAGTATTATCTTCAATAATAAAATCTTGATACTTTTTAAAAGTAGATAAAAATTTTTCTTTCCTTCCTCTTGTTGGAAACTTAATTAGTAATTTCATTTATTACTGATAAATAATTATTTATGATTTTATCGGTTACATCAACTGAATAAAATTTATTAATGTCTTCGGGTGAATCAACTAAAGTTTTATTTAAAATATTCCCAACATTATCAACATCGTAAATCCAAGATTTTTTTCCACACATCCAACTTTCAATTGTTGTTCTACCTAACAATATTCCCGCAGTTTCTTTTGCTTCGGAGATATAATTTTCAGTGTTCCAAGTAGGTGGAAATAATTTAACATGTGAATTACTTTTTAATTTATCAAGATAATTAGATTTGTTTTCACCAACTAACCAAAGTTCCATAGCATTTTCACGAGAATAATTAACCAAATCCATTATTGTTTGTTCTCTTAAATAATCTATTGTACCAACAAAAAGAATGTAATTTTTGCTTGGTTTACCCATTGGTTTAAATCTAGTTTCATCAACAGGATTGTATATTACTTCAACATTTTCTGGTTCTATATTATATGATGAACAAATAAATTCTTTAATTTCGGGTCTAATTGCTATATATTTTCTAATTGTTTCGTGTACTACGGGTTTCTCCAAATCAATAACTTCAGAATGAATTGTTGCAATTTTATCTTCTTTAGGATATAATTGTAGAATCAAATTTGTAACAGGTTCGTGTTGAACATGTATAATATCAAAATTTGGTTCGGAAATTTTGTATAACATTCCCTCTTTGGATTGTTCGGTTCCGTTTGGTGTTTGCATAGTCCATTTACCATCACCTCTTTTATATCCAGGAGGTTCTTGGAAGGAAAATACTTTTATCCCTTTCTTTTTTACCATATCAGTTAATGGACCTCCAATTTCTGATAGAACATTTACATTATGACCCAATTTAACCAAATTTTTCGCCAGTTCGTATATATAAACTTCTGAACCTGTAAAGGTTTTAAAGTTTAAACAAGATAACAATATGTTTAATTTATCTTCTTTGGTTTTTTTAATTTTAATAGGTAAGTTTTCTTTATTCTTTTCTGAAAACGAAATTCTATTTTTATCCCATTCTTCATTAACCATTCCTATTGATTTATGTGTAATTCTAACATCGTATATAACACCAATTTTAACATCCGCCAAATAGTTTCTAAAACAAAAATCAACATCATAAAAATGAAACCCATTAACTTCTAAATTAAAAGTTTCTTTAATTCTTGTCTTACTTAATGCGATAAAAAGACCGTCAACCAAAACGGTTTGTTGGATATCTTTACCTAAACTATTTGAATATTTTGATTCCCACTTTTTTCCTTCATGTTCGTGGTTAACAATTCCGAACATTTTTCTTCTGTCTTCCCACCACATTCCTGATTTTGGGAGATATGTTGAACCTGCAACACCCAAAATTCCATAATCACTTTTTTTGAAATGGTCCAATATTTTATTACCCCAACCATTTTTCTCAAAATAAATATCATCGTGACATAACACGACAATATCATTTTCAGATTCATTTAAAATTTGGTTATAAACTTCAGTTAGAGAATACTCTCCATTATTAACCTTTTCAATAATCTGAACTTTTGGATGTCCACAAGATTTTTTTAAATATTCTTGTAGAAGTGGATTATGAAATCTTGTACTATATCCTATTGTAATCATTATATTCCTGTTGAACCGAAACCTTTATCTTTTCTATCTCTTTCTTCAATTTCCACAACTTCATGTAGATTAACCATTTTTCCATTATAAACAGGACAAAGAACCCCTTGTGCAATTTTCATACCTTTTTTAATGGTATATGGTTTATTGTTTGTGTTAAACACAATAACCATAATCTCACCTGTATAACCCTCATCAACGGTTCCCGGTGTATTTAAAACCGTTAATCCTTCCTTCAATGCCAGACCACTTTTTGGTCTTACTTGCATTTCACTTCCTTTTGGAAGTTCAAATTTCAATCCTGTTTTAACTAACGCTCTCCCAAATTCAGGTATGATAACTTCCTCGATTGAATGAAAGTCAAACCCTGAATCTGTTTCATAATTATATTTCGGAGTAACAGCATCAGGATGAATTTTAATATATTTTAATTCATGTTTATATCTGAAAAGTTCATCCGTTTGTTTATTCAAAAGTTCCTCATCAATACCCATTTGTTTCATCATTTCTTTCATTGATGAAAAATCAATATCATCAGTTTTTAAGTTTTTTAACTGTTTACTCATTTTCATTATATTTTTTATATCATTGAACATATTCTAAAGTATCAAATTTGTTTATTAAATCTACCAAAACCCTAACATCTTGTTGACAGTATTCAGATATCTTATCCAAAATTCCCGCTTCCCAATAAGAAGAATGTACAATATTACCTGTTACTTCTCCTCCTTTTGAACTTTCACATCCCATTGCAACAGATATAAGTTCAAGTTGTGCGATAGAAAATTGGTTAATACCATTCCAAAATTCTTTTGTATCCAAAGCTTTAACCTCCCAAGGTTTTGTTTCAGAAGTTGGTAATATTCTTGCTGGTTGAAATCCGTTGATTACCATTCTTTTAAATAACATTGGAATGTCAAATCCTTTAATATTGTGTCCACACAATACGAAATCTAATTTTTGTATCTTATTTAGAAGTTTGATAACATTTCTCAACAATTCCTTTTCATCGTCCATTGCATATGTTTGAGTTTGCATTTCACCTTTTTGATTAATAAAAGCAAAACTAGCCACAACAATTTTTGCAAATTCAGGAATCAATCCTGACCTTGAGATATAAACCTCTTCGGGTGTTTTTGACGAATCTTCAGGAAATCTTTTATGAAACCAATCTTGGTATTTCATAAAAACATTATACATTTCTGGTTTATTTTTTTCAAGTTCAGATAATGTTGGAAATTCTCCAACGGTTTCTAAATCAAAAAATAGGAGTTTGGTTTTTGGATATGGTAGCATTATTTTAGTGTTTTATATAATTCAGCTCTATGTTTTGTTACAATATTTAAATCGTATTTGTCTTTTACAGTTTCGTATAATCTTTGACCTAAGTCGTATGCCATATTTGGGTTTTGAATAAGTTTCTTCATTGCCTTTGCCCAATCAGAATGATTCCTTTTCTCATCAACCAAAATAGCATTACCATTAATAAAATTACCATTTTCTAAGCAATGTTTCAAGTCCAAAGTATAAGGACCCAAATTCGATGCAATAATTGCCTTTTTATAAAACCCCGCTTCAATCACTTTCAGTTGTGATTTTACTCTGTTAAAAATGTGGTTTACAATAGGAGCCAATGAAACATCAAACTTTGCATAGTTTTTAGCATATCCATTAATTGGTTCGGTCCATACCCTATTATAGAATTCTTCACCGTTCCAAGATTCCTGTCTATACTTCAATAAATAATTTTTATATTCAGGTGAAGTGAATTCATAATTTTTGGTAAAAATTTCTTCGTATCTCGCCCAAACCGTTTCTTCGGGTCTAATAGGTCTTTGTTTTTCTTCACCTGTTTGTGCATTAATTTCAGTCATTGTTCCTCTAACATCAAAACCACATAAGAAAAATTGCGACTTATTTCTTAAATCATTACCAAGTACATCTGTACATCCTTTTAAAAGGTTTAAGTCATGCAAATGTGATGAACCACCAAGCCAACCAAATCTCATTTTATCAGATGGTTCGGTTTTTGCATTAAATTGTGGTTCTTTCGGGTTAATTGCGTTAGGTAATACAAAAACATTTTTATTGTATTTTTTAATTTCATCAGCAAAAATCGGTGTTGTGGTTGTTACATATTTTGCAACTTTAAGATTTGCGATAATTTTTTCGTGGATTTTATGTTGAACAACCAAATGGTGAACAGGGTGTTCTTTGGTTGGCAACCAATAATCATCCAAATCCATAACCGTTATAATTCCTAAACTATTTAAAATCTGAATCATTGTATTTGATTTTTCATAATCAGGATTCAAACTTCTATGGAAGCAGACCATATCATATTTTGTCCAAAATGATATGTCATCCATATTTGGATTATAATCAATATCTACATGGAAATCATCAGGATATTGATTTTGTAGCATTATGTGGGGGTCTAAAGAACGAAATTTTCCTTAACCTACCCCTGTACGGTCAGATGCGAGAACAAGTATTCGAATCTTTTGACGACCATTCAGGGGCGAATCATTTTTTTGTGTCATTTTTATTAAAAAAATATAATTTATGAAATTTGATTTTAAATCAAATTACCGTAAAAATATAATATCTAAGATTATTTAAGTCAATCTGTTTTTTCTATTATTAATATATTTATCTAAAATGAAAGAACTAATCAGAAAAATATTAAAAGAAGAAACCGAAGAAGTTCTTGAACTTCCATCAATCAAATATTTTCTTAATGATTGGAAATGGGTTATTAAATTTGTTAAAAGTGAAGGAAATCCATTATTTTCAATTCAAGAAAGTCTTATTTTAAGACACAATAGTCTAAAAACTCTTGGAAGATTATATTCAGTTGAAGGTAATTTGGACTTATATGGATGTAAAAACCTAACATCTCTTGGAAAACTATCACATGTTGGGGAATGGTTGGATTTAAGAGGAACAAATATAACATCTCTTGGAAATTTAACACATGTCGGTGGAGGTTTGGATTTATATGAATGTAAAAGCTTAACATCTCTTGGAAGACTACAACATGTTGGTGGTCTTTTGGATTTAAGAGATACACCAATGGCTAATGAATATTCCGAAGAAGAAATACGAAAAATGGTTAATGTTGAAGGAAATATTTATCTATAATGAAAGAACTATTGTACTTTCTTTATTTTTGTCACCTTACCTTCGAAAATATGCTTTCCTACCTTTAATTGAAGGGTTTCGTTAGATTTTGATTCACCCTCAACAACTAATCCTGCTTTAGATAGTTCTTCTTTAATTGTATCTCTAACAGTGTCTCTAATAAGATTTCTTATTGAATTTAAGTCTATACTTTCAGTTATATTCTTTTGTGTTTGAGTATTAGGTTGTTTCTTTTCAACCCCCATTAATTTCTGAGCCCCCTCAATAACTTCTTCTGATAGAAAACTAGTATTTAAACCTGGTACTGTTGGTTTTTCAATAGGGTTTTCAATCATTAATTTTTTTATTTCATCAGGTAATTTTGAATTTAAAATTCTATCTTGTGTAATTGGAACATTTTCATTTCTTACAACCGTTGAAGATTGTTCACCCAAAAATTCTTGGGGTATGTTATATGTTGCGGGTAAAGGATTATATGATTCTACTTGTGGTACGGTATTAGTCATAGGTAAAGAATTCGCAGACCTAGGTAGTTCATTATGTTTATCCATTATTTTTTTCGAAATTGCTAATTTTGACATTAAATCATCCATATTATTAATTATTTATAATTTTGCATTTATGTAAACAACAGACATTAATTTATCTCCTGTTGTATTATAATTTGACGGTAATTCATTAAATTTTTCACCTGTTCTCTGAAACGTAAAAGTTTTATCTATTCTAAATAATCTCCAACCCGGTAAAACTTTTTTACCGATTGCAACACTATGTGACGCTCCTTCAGGTTCATATGCCCTTAAAACTAAATTTCCTTTTAATGAACGTCCCAAACAAACAGGATAAACAGTTCTATATCCTTTACCACCTGGTTCGTCACCATCGTATGTTATAATAATAACATCACGATTTTTGATTGCCCTTTGCAAATCATTAAATGATACGGCTTCAGTAATAAAACTTTTTATAGTTTCAAGTAACTTCATTATCCAGGAATTTGATATGGGTTTTTTCTGTTGTATTTATTTATTTTGATGTTTTCTTTTCTGTCTATAATGTCATCTTTTGTTCCTGCATTTTCATTACCTACATCAAGAAAAATACCAGTTCCTCTACCTAAAGAATCACCATCGGCAATAGCATCTTTATTTGTGGTTCCATAAAGATTATCGACATTATAATCGTTTCTTGCAAATAATTTTTGTCTTTGTTGTTCGGCATAAAAACTCATTTGGTTTTTATCTGCTTCTGGTTGAGAAAAATCTAATTTATCATTTTGTGTACTCATAGTATTAATTTTTTAAACCAATTATTTATTTGTTCGATTTCTTCAGAAATACCTGAAATTCTTTGACTTATTTTCTTATGTGAATGTGATGGTCTAAAATCAGTTCTTAAATCATCATTCTTAGTATGTGTTGATATAAATTGATTATCCATAGCAGCATCGCTTTTTATTTGTTTTGGTAATCTTTTTCCTTCTCTTGAACTTTTAAGTTGATGTTCAACCCATCCTTTGAATGTTCCACCACCTAAGATATGATATTCAGGACTTGATGTATTTCCGTTACTATCGAACCAGTTTTTTATTCTTTTTAATTGTTGATATGTTGCATAACCTGTTTCGGACAACTCTTTAGCTCTTTTAACATTCTCGACACTTTGGTTGGAGTATTTAGAAATTGAATTTCTTAAAATTTCCAAAATGTGTGGAGGAATATGATAATGGTGTCCGTATAGGTCCTTATTCACTTTTCAACATTTTTATTAATTCGTTTATGGTTATGCTTTCAGTTTCCGCTTGTTTTTTCAAAAACTTAATATTCTTTTTTAAAATTTTAGATACAGATGTTTCTTTTTTTGTAATATCCCCATCTTTCTTTGATTTTTTAACCAATATATCTTCAGTTACCTCATTTTCTTTTTCAAACAGTCTTTGCATTTTTTTCTTACCTGGAATTTTTCCCATTTCTTTGGCTCTTTCCTCGGCATTAGATTCAATTTCTTTTTTTTCTGATTTAGATTTAGTATCTTCAATACCTAATAATTCAGATAAATAATCGACAGTTTCATCATAGGTCATAAAATCTGTTTCTTCTTCCCTACCAAAAACTTTACTCATATCTTCTTCATAAAAATGTCTTCTATACCCCATTCTAAAAATATCATAAACATTTCTTGCCATTGATATGGTTTGGTCTGTGGTTTTCTTTGGTGTAACATGTGGGTCTAATATCGGAATTTTTGAACTTAAAAAAGTTCCGTCTCTATCAACCAATTCATCTATTTCACCTTCAGATTTTTCAGATTTTCTTTTTATAACATCCAAATAACTTTTATGGTTTCTACACGGCATGTATCTATCATTATACATTTTATGTGTTCCAATACAACCAAGTTCTTTGGCTTTTTGGACTGCTTCTTCCTTAGTTTTATATTCGTGTATCATTTATAGAATTTATTTTATTATAAATACAATAATGTTTGTATTTATTTATGAATGGCAACACAGAATATCAATAACTTTTATTTTAGAAGATTCGATGCATTTACAGACGACAGTGAATATACTGATTTCTTTCTAGTTGCAGACGAAAAACAATACGATGAAGAAGTAATTTTTTCTAATCAATTAATTGCATATGAAAACGGACAAAGATTACCAATCAACATAGAATTGTTCAATACTGGTTCATCACAAAATATTTTATTATCATATGGTGAATATAATACAGGAAACACATTAGTTTCTTTAAACAATTACAATGATAATACATTAAATGATACTTGTTATAGTGCATTTACAGGTATTTGTGATGTAGGTTTAACAGCTATTGATAATGGACTTGTTACGGATATGACAGGAAATACTTTGTATTATTCTATGGGTATCCGAGATGATTACAAGTTTGACCCATTACATTACGATAGAAGATTTAAAATGAGACCTGTAACAGGATACACACAAAGTCCTAATACAAGATTTTCAGGTATTTCGTCCCAAATATTGTATAATATTGTGACAAAAACAGGCTCAACAATTGGTCAATATTATGACTTATATGGTGGATACCTACAAGGGTTTTATCAATTATATGGGTATGATTATAAGGTTTTACCTGAAAGAACAAATAAGGGTTGGACGGTTGAAATGTTACTAAAACCTAGAGTAACCGATGAATTTACACCTGGTGAAAATCAAACTTATTTAAATAACATATATCCTGATAACGCTGGTACTTTCTTTTTCATGGGTACAAGAGCGGAAAATAAATTTTGGCATTACGCTTCAGGTACAAATTCAGGGAATACAGGATATACAAGAGTAACAGAAAGTTTATCAAACGGATGTATCGAAACTTGTTCTTGTAGTAATACAGCGGTAACAAATTCAAATTGTTATACAACATATCCACTTTCGGCAATTACAATACAAAAAAATTGTTCAACGGACACCGTAATACAAACAGAAAAAAATACACAATTAGACACATATTCAAATGCACTTTCATTTAGATTAGAAGGTGACCCAACCAATCCAAAATTATGTGTAAAATACCTTTTATGGACGGGTAATTGCGAAACAACAGGAAGTTGTACAAATACCGGAGTAACTTATGAAACAGGTTATACAATTACTGAAATTTGTTCAACTGACGGAATTTATGATGTTTGTAGAACAGGAAATACTGGTATTGACAATTGGGTAATGATTAATGTCGTATTCAGTAGATATCAAACATTAGAAGATTGTGATTTAATTAATTTAGGTGGTTTAGGTGGGATGAGAGAATTAGTTTACACGGCATCCGCAGTTGATAATACGGTGTCGTTAATTAAACCCCCTAGTACACATCCTGATAACACATACCCCGAAAAAGTTGAAATAATTAGTTTGCAACAAAAGTGGTTAGAAGAAAGAAACTATAGATTGGGTGATTTAATTTTTTATGTAAACGGAAAACGTTTTATGAAAATTGAAAACTTTGAAGAAATTATTCCAAGAGAATTGGATGAAGTTAAAGAAAAACAAGTAGGAGTTCCGTTTAATATTTCTTGGGGTGGTGGTAGTTTCGGTCTAAGAGAATCATTAACATTTAGTGGTTGTTCAGGAGCAACAGGACCATATATTCAAGACCCTGAAGTAATGTCTGAAAATACTTTAAGTGGTACTAGTCTATCAGGTCTATCAACTCCAATATTAATAGAACAAAATTTTGGTGGTACATTTATGGGTGCAATATCAGAATTTAGAATGTATATTGAACCTTTAGTTTCATCACAAATACAACATAACTACAGAATACTAAAAGATAAATACCAATTCTTTGATGTTGATTGTCCAACTTGTCCGACACCAACTCCGACACCAACACCTTCTGTTACCCCTAATCTATCACCAACTCCGACACCATCGGTTACTCCAACGGCAACAATTACACCGACACCAACACCGACACCAAGCGAATTGCCGAAGTTGGCTTATCTATTCATAGAACCACAAACAGGTTCAACATTAATTGGTCAATACTTATACGACTTGGATAATACAAGATTGTTCTTTGGATTTACAAACGCATCAATGCCTGATACAACAGATGCGACACAATTCAATGTGGATATGAACCAATATGTTTCTTATTCTGGTTGGTCAAATGGAGTATTCCCCGCAGTTCAAAGTGAAACTGTACCACAAACATCAGGAGGTGTTGATAGTTTTGGAAACGCAATACAAGCATACAACTTCAAAACACACGAAGTTTCTGCTCATACGATTAATAGTCCTGCGTGGTTTACTTGGATTATTGCAACAGGTTTCACAAACGGATTACAACAATTGCAGATTGATTATAATGTCAATGGAAATCCGAATGTATTTACAACAGTATTTACCGAATCAACAATTAGAAGTCAAACATTTACTTATACAGGTTCAACAATACCTCCTGGAACATATAGAGTTTACACCACATTTAGTGACTTTGCATTCTATATCACAGATAATGATAATATATACTTTAAAGGTAATGTTTGTGGGTAAAATAAATAAATTAAATAGTATTTATATATAATGGAATTTTTTATAAAAAAAGGCGCAACACTCCCAATTCTTAAAATGCAAATTGTTAAGGATGGTAGGAACGATTTCCGTAATTTCATGGAAGATTTGGAAAATGCAATTATTACATTTTCAATGAGGAATGAAGGTGATGGTACATTAAAAATAGCTTCAAAACCAGCATATATTGTTCAAAAATTAATGGATAATCCTGATGCTCCTGTTGAATATTATATATATTATCAGTTTACCTCTAGTGATACAAAGAAATCAGGAAGGTTTTTAGGTGAATTTAGTGTAACCACTGCACAAGGGGAACTCATTGTTCCAATTAGAGAAAATCTTTATATTAATGTAACCGATTCATTTATTAAAACACAATATTGTTGTTGATTTTATAATGTCTTAATATTATCATTTTCTTGAAATGAGGAAGGTAAATGTTATAATTCATGACAGCTAATACACCACTCGGAAAGGAAAAATATGATTACACAAGAAGACATTAAAAAATTTTTAGAGGGGTCAGACCCTGAAGAATTCATTACATCAATTGAATTCGATTATCAAACAGATTACATTTACAAAATTAAAGAAGTACCAGGAAAAGGTAAAATCCTTCAGAAGGATAGTTTTATTGCTTTTGCTTGGGTCGGAGATTTAAGAGGTTTGAACTTTTATAAAGGTTCAAAAGAACTACAAAAAAGTTCCATGTCGAAATATGGAATTGTAATTGAACAATTAAAAACAATGGGGGATGAAAGATTGGAAAAAGGTTTAACCTATATGGTTAAGTCTTTAAAGGGTTATAGACCGTTGATTCAATTTTTTAGAGATGGAGGTTTGGACCCTTGGGGTGAAAATTTAAGGGATAAAATAATGATATTACCTCCCGTTGAACAATATTTGGTTCAAAAAGAAAAAAGATTATTTAAAGGATTTGCCGATTATGATGAAGTTACTCGATTAGTATTTGACTTGGAAACAACTTCTCTTGAACCTAAAGATGGTAGAATTTTCATGATTGGTTTAAAAACAAACAAGGGTTATCATAAGGTAATTGAATGTTTGGAAGAAGAACAAGAAAAGGATGCCATCATTGAGTTTTTTAATATTATAAATCAAATAAAACCATCTATCATTGGGGGACATAATTCATTTAACTTCGACTGGCATTGGATATTTGAAAGATGTAAGATTTTGGGTTTGGACATTAAAAAAATATGTCATTCGATGAACCCTGAAAGAACAATTACACAATCAAAACAACTTCTGAAGTTAGCAAATGAGGTTGAAGATTATATGCAAACTTCAATATGGGGTTATAATATTATTGACATCTTACATTCAGTAAGAAGGGCTCAAGCAATTAATTCAAACATTAAAGCTGCGGGTTTGAAATATATTACTAAATACTTAAACGCCGAGGCACAAGACCGTGTATATATTGAACATACTGAAATCGGTTCACTATATAAAAAGAAAGAAGAATATTGGTTAAATATTACAAACGGAAAATATCGAAAAGTTGGATTAGACTCAAAAATTGATAGTGTATGTGAAAGAAGAAACGACATATACATTAAAACAACAGGTGATAATATTGTTGAAAGATATCTTGATGATGACTTGGAGGAAACTCTATTAGTGGATAAGGAATTTAATCAAGCTTCATTCTTACTTGCATCAATGATTCCAACAACGTATGAAAGGGTTTCCACAATGGGAACAGCGACATTATGGCGAATGTTGATGGTTGCCTGGTCATATAAATATGGTTTAGCAATTCCGCAAAAACAAACTAAAACCGAATTTGTTGGAGGTCTTTCAAGACTGTTAAAAGTTGGATATTCAAAAAACGTTTTGAAGTTAGACTTTAGTTCACTTTATCCATCAATTCAATTGGTTCATGATGTGTTCCCAAAATGTGACGTAACAGGAGCGATGAAGGCAATGTTGACTTATTTTAGGGATACTAGGATTAAGTATAAAAATTTGGCTTCAGAATATAAGACAAAAGATAAAGTTTTGTCACAAACTTACGACAGAAAACAATTACCTATTAAAATTTTTATTAACTCACTATTCGGAGCGTTATCCGCCCCTCAAGTATTTCATTGGGGGGATATGTACATGGGTGAACAAATTACGACTACGGGAAGGCAATACCTTAGACAGATGTTGTATTTCTTTATGAAAAGAGGTTATACCCCATTGGTTTGTGATACGGACGGTATGAACTTTTCACTACCCGAAAATGGTGTTGATGATAGAAGATATGTTGGTAAAGGAAACAATTGGTTGGTGGAAAAAGGTAAAATTTATGAAGGGTACGAAGCCGATGTTGCAGAGTATAATGATATGTTTATGAAAGGAGCAATGGGTCTTGATTGTGATGGAACTTGGAAGTCTTGTATCAACATTGCCAGAAAAAATTACGCAACAATGGAAAATAACGGTAAAATCAAATTAACAGGAAACACAATCAAATCAAAAAAACTACCGTTATATATTGAAGAATTTTTGGATAAGGGTGTTAAAATGTTACTTGATGGGGACGGTAGTGGGTTTGTAGAATATTATTATGAATATCTACAAAAAATCACAGATATGAAAATTCCTCTTAAATCAATTGCATCAAGGGCTAAAGTTAAAATGTCTTTAGCCGATTATAAAGTAAGATGTACTCAAAAGACAAAAGCCGGTAGTCTGATGTCGAAAATGGCACACTTAGAATTAGCTATTAGAGACGGATTAAACGTTAATTTGGGTGACGTAATTTATTATGTAAACAACGGTACAAGAGCATCACATGGGGATGTTCAAAAGAAAAACGATTCAGTTGTGATTAATTGTTATAGATTAGACAATGAAGAACTTGAAAAAAATCCTGATATGCTTGGGGAATATAATGTTCCGAGGGCGGTAACAACATTTAATAAAAGAATTGCTCCATTAATGGTTGTTTTTAAAGATGACGTTAGGGATTCATTATTGATTGATAATCCTGAAAAACGTGAATTTTTTACTAAAGAACAGTGTGAATTGATAAATGGTTATCCTTTGGAGGATGGTGACCAAGATGAAATCTCTGATTTGTTGAGTTTATCTGAAAGTGAAAATATATATTGGGAAAAGAGAAGTTTGAACCCTAATTATATCTATGAATTGGCCGAAGAAGGATGGGAACAACATGTCGATTTAAATAAGAATTAAAATACTTTTTTTATTGATATTTAATTCCATCACTAGATAAAATAAACCAATAACCTCCAATGAAATAAAATTCGACACTTGAACCTGAATTTAATTCAATGTCATCATATTTGTCATCGAATTTATTTCTATCAGGTTTTATAATTGTTTTTGTTAAAGATTTAATATAAACGTGGTCGGTTGTTGAACTATCCAAAGTGATTTCACAATCGTCCACGTTTTTAACAATTATTATGTGTTCACCTTTTGTTACATAGGTTTTTTCCGACAAAATTATGCCTTCAGAGGATTCGACCTCAATTCCATTTATAATTCTTTTTGAGGGTATATTCTTTAATATTGGCATTAAATTACGTAGAAATTTCCAGGGAAAGCTCTAAACTTCAATTGTTTGTTAAGGTTTTCAGCTATTAAAGCTTCTCTTTCCATAACCTTGTCAGGTCTTAATCTCGTTAATTGACCTTCAGCGCCAATTAGTTCTTCAAGTAGTTTCGCTCTTTCATCTTTCGCCTCAGTAGCCAAAGAAGTATAATCAAGAGTTAATTCTGAATCGGGTGTTTTTAAGTTTCCACTATACTTTCCCCAAACACGAGAAAGAGTTTCTTTACAATATGCGGTGAACCATCTTCTAACCCATTGTTGTGCAGGAACATTTAATTCAGACCAAGAAAGTTCTTCTAATGGCACATCTGAAGGTAATTTAACGATGTCAGGGTTTTTTGCTAAACAATCATTTCTATCGCCATCTGTGGTGTCATAATACCAATACCAACATCTGTATCTGTTAAATGAAATATTTGAGAAGTCGAATCTACCACCAGGTACGTTATAAAGATGTACAATTTTCTTTCCATCAGGTGCTGCGGTGATTCTATATGTTAAATCACCAATGATAATTCTTTGTTTGATATTTCTATCTGCCATTCTTAAAAGAACGTCAAATGCTGGCATCATAAAATAACTACCACCCACACCAAATTGTGCATATCCTGCGGGTCCACCAAGACCAGTACCTCCGAAACCATATAATCCACCCATGAACGGGTCAAAGAAAGTATCATTTAATTCCGCTCTTTGAAACCAAAGAAGTTCGTTAATTTCTCTCCCTGCAGGAATTTCATATAGTTGTTGATTTGGAACCAAATCAAAATAATCTTTTTTCAAGACCCAAGGACCACCAGCTTGTAAACCAACAATTTTTGAATACGCATAAGTATATTGGGTTTCCCAATCTAAACTACGAGTAATAAGTGCGTTTGCAACTGAACGTTCATCCAAATTAAGACCGTTTAATGAAGTCCATTGTGAATCTATCAACCAATTAAGAACATATTGGGTATAATCACCAATAGCAAGTTCCATTAACGAATCCATTTGTTCGTCTTCCAATTCAACACCTCTAACGGGTGCTCCAAGAAGATTTCTTATTCTTCTATAAAGTCTGCTTCTTTCGGGTTCTTGTATAATAGCCATTAACAATAAATATCATAGATATTAAATTTGGCTACTTTTTTCGAACACGTAATTTCCGTCAATTATTTTTGTTGAATTGTTTTTGAAAACAATAGTTGTATCGCCATTATTGAACGCAATATAATCTGTTGTATATTTTTTAGGATTACTAACACCATATATAACAACTTCGTTATATGAAAACTTCCTGATAGATGAAAAAGGTTTTATTTGTATGGTCTTTTCAACACCATTTTCAATAACAATTGCATCAACCCCTGAAATCATATCTTGTTCACTACCCAAACCACCAATTTTTTTTACTTCATCGGTGTTAAATATTTTTTTAAGTTGAATTATTGTGTTATCTTCTCTAATATCACCCAACCTATTTGTTTGTTTTAGTTTTTCAAAAATTTCTTGAAAGGTTTTTGAAGTTTCAAGATTGAATATTCTATTTTTTAATAACTCCAAATAGTTACAAAATCTTTCAACTTCTTTTATTTGTTGTTGCTTATCTGATGGTGAAAATGAAATTTTTTCCTTATTTACGGATTTTAAATAAACATTTAAGTCGTTCATTAATATACAGAACGCACTATAGTTTGTGTTAAGTTTATTTATAACTGACCGTCCTTTTGATTCAAAATCATATATACCTGACATTGAATTGGTTTCATATTCTCCCTTTTCTTTCCAATATTCAGGAAAAACATCTTTCAAAATACTGTTTATGGTATGCATAAACTTATATTTTACTTCAGGGTTAGTTGAAAACAATTTATTTATTTCTTTTGTTTGTGTTGAGTTACATCCCATACTTTCTCTTGATTCACTTATAATTTGTTTGTAAGACTTTGATTCTTTTATTTCTTTTTCGGTTTTTGACAAATATAACGAATTTACGAATTCCCAGTTTATTGCGGAAAAGAAATTTTTAACATATTCATCTCTTTTGTTTTGGTATTTTAAATAATATGCATGTTCCCACAAATCTAAACCTAAAATAGGAAAACCACCGTCTTCAACAATGTTCATTAAAGGATTATCCTGATTTGGTGTTATAACAATTTTTAATTTACCACTTTTTGATATTATTAACCAACACCAACCTGAACCAAAATTTGATGATGCTTTTTCTATAAAACTTTTCTTAAATTCGTTATAAGAACCAAAATCTTTTTTTATTCTTTCCAAGACCTCACCCTTAATGGTTTGTTTTGTTGGTGATAACATTTTCCAAAAAAGAGCGTGATTAAACGCACCACCAGCATTATTCCTAACAATTTTATTAAATCTTGAAATACTTCTTATGATTTCTTCAAGGTCCATATCAGACCTTTTAATATTTTCAATTGCTTTGTTTAACTTTTCAACGTATCCCTTATAATGTCTATTATAGTGAATATTCATTGTCTTAGGGTCAACAAATCTTAATAATGATGAATATGAATATGGTAACTTTTCGATACCAATTTTTTTCATTTCATTTAGAATTTCTTTTTGTTGGGTGTGTAATTCCTCTGAAAGATTTTCTTTACCTTCCAAAATTGTTTGAATTTCTTCAATTTCCAAATCTAACTTTTTAAGTTCCATTACTATAAATAATTGAATTATTGAAAAGTTATCTTTTTTGATTAATTCTATCCATAATTTCTCCAACAATTTCAGCTCTATCTAAGTTATCACCCATAACAGTTGCAATGTTTTGTTTTTTGGTATTAACAATATCATATATTATCCCTTCAATCGCGTTCTCGAAAATTGGATAGTATACGGATACTGAATTTTTTTGACCATAACGATAAGCTCTATCTTCCGCCTGAGCCATATCACCAGGAACAAAAGAAAGGTCATTCATTATTACCGCTTCCCCAGCAGTTAATGTTATTCCAACTCCTGCGGCTTTCATATTACCAATAAAGATTTTTATCTTATCATCTGTTTGAAACCTATCTACCGCTTCTTGTCTTTGTTTTGGTGAACAAGAACCATTCAAATAAACAGAATTTTTTGAATAATGATTATGAAGAGATTCTAATGTTTCTGTAAAATTGGTGAAAACAATAACTTTTTTATCCTGTTCGATAATATTATCAATTAATTCTATCGTTGAATTGATTTTTTCTTTTGCAATTACTTGTCTTACTTTTGTAAGTTTTGTGAACTGAACGGTTAGTGATGAACTTTCATCGGGGTTTTTATCATACCAATCATAATATTCTCCCATTAAACTTTCATATTCTTTAGATTTTAATCTTAGGTAAACTGGTGTTATTATTTTTTCAGGAAGGTCCAAGATATCCGTTTTTAATCTTCGTAATACTTGTCTTGACGTTCTATCTCTTAATTCCTCAAGGTTAGATGCTCCAGTGACATTCCATATTTTTCTATTACCAACTTTAAACTGATAACCATCACAATACCTTTTTACATATGCCATCCAATTTGATGCTACGGGTGATTCCACCAAATTTAAAAGATTATAATAGTTAATTGGTCTTGATGTCATTGGAGTTCCTGTTAATAACCAAAGTCTATCAACATCTTTCACAAAACTATTAATTAATTTGGTTCTCTTTGCCAAACTATTCTGTACATAGTGAGCCTCATCAATAATTATTAAATCAAAATTACTTTTTAATATTAAGGATTCTTGATTTTTTTCCGTACTGTGGAAGTTTTTAACTATGTCGTAATTCATAATTACAAAATCCGCATCTTCATATTTTTTACCTTCACAAATATATACTGACCTATCACTATAGTTTTGAATTTCCCTTTGCCAATTAATCTTTAAAGATGCGGGACATATAATTAAAATTTTCTTTGCTCCTGTTTCTAATGCCGCAACAATTGTTGAAGTTGTATTATGAGTTACAATACAATGTTCTGTAACGTATAACTTATCAGGAGAGTCAACTGAAATACAAACCGCATCCCCTCTACCTTCGAGTTGTATATCTTTAATATACCTTCCAACTTTGTATTTATTAGGGGAGTTATATAATTTACACTTTCGTTCAAGTTTGAATGGGTTCATACCACTAGGTAATTTTATATTAACCCTATAGGATTTTTTACCCTTTTTTTTAACTCCATTATGAGTATAATTTGTTATTCTATCTTTTTTTCTAGCAATCCCCCCTAAACTATGAACAATTTCAATTACGTCATCACATAGTTTTTCAGATGTTGTGCTAAATTCAGTTCCTCTGAACTCACCATTTTTACTAACATAACAAGTCCCATCAGTATCCATTAAACCTTTTAAAAGTTCTAATCTATCATTAATTGAAGAATATTTATACGCATCAGGAATAAATTTATTATATGAACCACAACCCATTAAATTTAATTTTTTCAAAATTTGTATTACTGGATTAGTAAGTCCTGCTTCTTTTATAATTTTATACCCATATTTTGAATTTACTTTTTCAATTATCCGTGAATTTTCAGGTAAAACTTGTTTTATATAATTAATAATTTCATAATCTTTAGTTGTAAAAGAAATACTTTTTTGAGTTATACCACCATCTCCTAAGATTAACCCCAACAAGTAAGGATTTAACTCTAATTCACGTGACACAAACTCAATCGGTTTAACCATTGGTATTTGCCATTTGTTATTACCACCTTTATTTTTAAAATAAGTTTTAAATTTATATTTTCTATTATTGTTATTTTTTTCACCTAATACTTCTAAGGCTAACTCTTTATCTAGCATATCGCCTACGGATAATACAATCTCTTTTTTTCTACGAGAGTTATTAGTGTTAATCCCAAAACTGTTTGACATGACCGAAAATAAATGTTCTTTACAGACTAAAATAGAAACCCCATCATTGAATGATACTCTGTATAAATCTTTAACCCCTTGTGGGTAAACACCTAAAACTTTACACTTTTTACCATTACTACCAATAACTTCATCACCAATTTTTAAATCACCAATTTTTTTTCTACCGTATGGGGTAAATACCATATTTTCAACAAACTCGGCTTTTCCAGCACCCATATCGTCTGCCAAAATAAATCTTTTGGTTCTTACTAAACGATTAACCGCTTCTATTTGATGTTTTAATGGAGGTCTATGGGAATACTTTGAAAAATCAATTTCTTTGTAATACTCTTCAGGGTTTTTAATAATCGCAACTTTTGGAATCCAAATATCCGTCAAAGGTTCACTTTCAAAAAATTTACCCCATATATGATAAGATTTTTCTTTTTCAACCAATAATTTTTCAACCCAAATTTTGTTAGGAGGATTGGTATATAATTTTTCATTTGCAATTTTTTCTGAAAAATATGAATCCAATTCAACCCACTTCTTTGCAATTTTTGGTGTTATATTATGAAAGTTTATTATATACTCTGATTGACTTCTTGTTATTTCTTTACTCTTATTAGGTCCGAAAAGTGATTTTAATCTTAATATATAGTTATTTGCACCATTATAACTCTCTAAAATTTTAAGAGCTTTTTTTTCAAAAACATTTATAGACGACGATTCGATGTTGTCTGACATAAATCAATATTAAAAATAATAAATAATAAAGTATTTATCAATAATGGCAAATAAAGTTCCAATTACAAGAATATCAAAATTTTTTGGTGAAAAAGATTTTCAACTCAATTTATCAATGGGTGAAGAATGGTTATTGGGTGATATGAATTTTACAGTTGTTTTATATCGTGTTGATAGGTCTAAAACAAATCAGGATGATGTTTATGGGGAAGCACTCACAAACTCAATAAGTTTTTTACCCCCTGTTGAGGTTAAAGGTTATCTTAAAATAGAAGCCCCCACACAACCTGAATTTGGTTCTTCAAGATTAACACAAACCGAACCAGGGAATATGACATTTAGTGTTTATCTACATCATTTAGAGGAGTTAGGTATTCAAATACAATATGGTGATTATATCGGGTATGCGGAAACAGAAAGTAGAATGAGGTATTATACTGTTGCGGATGATTCAAGGATTATTTCAGATAATAAACACACTTATGGTGGTTACAAACCTTTTTATAGAACATTTATTTGTACACCTGTTAGTGAAGATGAATTTAAAGGTATATAATGGCACTTCCGAAAAAAATAGTTAAAAATATTTCTTTAACACCAAAAAAAATATTGGGTGAAAGAAGAGAAGAATTATTAGAAATGATTCAAAAAGATGGTACTTTTCTACCGAAAGGAATTTATCATGCCGATTTGGATAGGGGAATGTTGGATTTTGTTAAAAATGATTTAGGGATATCGGTTGACGGAAAAAAAATAAATACAGTTGATGTTATCATCACAACACAAAATTGGGCTCAATTTACACAAACTTGGAATTTTCAAGATTTGGATACCAATATTTCACCCCCATTTATTGCAACCGTAAGAAAACCTGAAACACCATATGGTACAAATCAAGGAACTACCTTTAAAATACCCGGTAGACCAACTTTTCAATATGCGTTGGTTCCAACGTTTGACGGTGTAAGAAATGGTTATGATGTTTATAAAATACCTCAACCGACACCTGTTGATATTACTTATGAAATTAAAATTTTCACAAACAGGATGAGAGAACTAAACAAGTTCAATAAAAAAGTATTGGAAGCGTTTGGCTCAAAACAATTCTATAAAAATATTAATGGTAGGTATATTCCAATTTTATTGGATACAATAACAGATGCATCAGTTAATGACTTAAATAAAAGAAGATATTATATACAATCATATTCAATGAAAATGTTAGGTGTTTTATTAGATGAAGAACAATTTGAAAGAACTCCCGCAGTTTCAAGAGTCCTTCAAATTATGGACGTTGGTGTAAAAACCAAACAAAGAAAAGCTGAAGCACCAAACCCTAATGAAAATACTGTTGATGGTCTTTATCAATTTATTAGCGGTAACACACAATTAACCGATACTTTGTATTATAATTTTGATTATTATTTCATTAAATCAGATAATGTTAATTCATATAATGTCTATATTAATAACAATTTTATAGGACAAGATGTAAGTTATTTTCAAGTAAATACAAATGATGTGTTAAGGGTTGAAATATCATTTGATGATGTGACAAAAAATGGTTCTATTTTATTTGAGAAAAAACTAGTCTAAAGGTTCTCCGTATATGTCTTTTTTTTCCTGACAATTATTTTTAATTAAACTCTCCAAAAACCCATAAATTTTATAACCTTTTTTGTTACAATATTCTTTTAAGAGTTTATGTGACTCTACGGATATTTTGATGTTTTTTATTTTCTTGGGTGTTTTTTCCATAAAGGTAGAAAAAAGGCAGAATTTAATCTTACTGAATTATAAATATAATGAATAATACAAGTTTTTTGCTAAAGTTAACAATATTTATGTAAAAATAAATTTTACAAAAACAAAAAATAATGGCAACAAGCAATAAAGTTTTCGTTTCACCTGGAGTATATACTTCAGAACGTGATTTATCTTTTGTGGCACAAAGTGTGGGTGTTACAACATTAGGTATCGTAGGAGAAACTTTGAAAGGTCCAGCATTTGAACCAATCTTTATCACAAGTTTCGATGAATTTCAAGCGGTTTTCGGAGGTACACTTCCTGAAAAATTCGTAAACACACAAATCCCTAAATATGAAGCGGCATACATTGCAAAATCATATTTACAACAATCAAATCAACTTTTTGTTACAAGAGTTTTAGGTTTGTCAGGTTATGACGCAGGACCTTCTTGGTCAATCACGTCTGTGGCAAACGTAAATGGTTCTACAGTAATTCAAAACGCAACACCTTCAAGTGTTGTCGTTACATTCACAGGTAGTACAGGTTCAACTTCAGTATCTTTTGGTTCATTTGCGTCAACTGTATTTGCAAATGATGTAAATACAACACAATCATTAACTGATGGAACCACAACAACTATTAAAAATCAGTTGGATAGTTTTGTAAATTCAGTAATGAATACAAACTCAACAAGTGCAACAACAGCGTATGTATTTGGAACATTAGGTGACACTGTTTATAATACCTTGACAGGTGCTGGTTATACAGGTCTTACAAATGTTTATAACGTACCATCTTTAAAAAATTCATTAACATCATATTCAAGTAGGGATAACGATGCTTGGTATTACTCACAATTTAATATTAGTTCAGGTAATAACTATAGTGGTTATTCATTTAGTGTTGCGGTAACATCACTATCAGGAACCGCATTTGGAACCGCAGGACAATTTTCAGGTTCTGTAACAATTTCCGCATCAACATTACTTGGAACTGCTTATACCGATTGGAATAATGTTGTGTTAGCAACTCTTCGTTCAAGAGGTATCGCACCATATGATAATTCAACAAATCCTGATTATCAGGTAACAGGAACTACAGATGTTATTATTGATTTAAGTGGAGTATATTCAGGTACAAGTAAAACACCTTTTGGTTCATTTGCAATTTCGGGTGTAACATACGAAGGTAATACATTTAATTTCAAAACATCCCTTGATTCAACAGACCCAAATTATATTTCAAAAGTATTTGGTTTATCTAATTTCGGAAAAGATAGAAATGATGTTCCATTGTTTGTTGAAGAAAGTTTCAGCAATATGTTGACCTATGGTTATCAAATGGGTTACGTTAAGTCTATTGGTAGTACATTAAAAGGATTACCATCAGCACAAGACGATAACGGAACAAACACATCAATAGGTTGGTATTTGGAACAATATCAAACACCTGAAACACCTTACTTAGTTTCTGAATTAAGAGGTAACACAGTTTATGATTTGTTTAAATTTATATCAATTTCTGATGGTAACGCAGCAAATGCTGAAATTAAAATTTCAATATTAAACATTTCATTTACAAATGGAACATTTGATGTTGGTGTTCGTGATTTTAATGATACAGACCAAAATCCTGTATTCATTGAAAAGTTCACAAATTGTTCAATGAACCCAAGTAATAATAACTTTATCGGTGTGAAGATTGGAACAAGTGATGGTGAATACGTACAACGTTCAAAATTCATAATGGTTGAATTAAACCCTGAAGCTCCGATAGATGCACTTCCTTGTGGTTTTAGAGGTTATCCTTTAAGAACATATAACGGTGTTACATCAGCATTTCCAATCTACAAAACACAATATGAAACAGCAGGTGATAATACTTTTTATCCTCCTTTTGGTTCACAACAGGTAAGTTCAGGTGATAAAGTTAACAGAACTTATTTGGGTATTTCAAATACTGTTGGTATTGACCAAGAATATTTCAACTATAAAGGAAAACAAAACCCTACAAATATTGCAACGGCAACAAGTTCAAATCCTTGGAATTTTATATCAAAAGGATATCACTTAGATTCAGGAGCAACAGTTGTAACAATTCCTTCAACTTATTCTACTTCAGGTACATCAGCATTTGAAGTTGGTGATGCGTCCTTTAGTTCAGAACCAACAGATTCAACAAGTCCATACTACAGATTAAACGCAAGGAAATTCACTTTGGTTCCTGCGGGTGGTTTTGATGGCTGGGATATTTACAGAGAATACAGAACAAATGGTGATAATTTCATCATTGGAGGTTCAGGATTCTTGAAAGGTTTTGCACCAACATCACAATTCCCTACCGCAACTGGTTGGGGAGCGTTTAAGAAGATTACTGTTGACGGTAATTCAAATGATTGGGCTAACACCGATTATTATGCATACTTAAAAGGTCAGAAGACTTTCGCAAATCCTGAAGCGGTTAACATTAATATTTTTGTTACTCCGGGTATTGATTTTGTTAATAACTCAAACCTTGTTGAAGACGCAATTGATATGATTGAAAATGATAGAGCGGATTCACTTTATATTACAACTTGTCCTGATTATAATATGTTTGTATCAAATACAACATCATCAGAAAACTTGATTTACCCTCAAGAAGCGGTTGATAATTTGGAAACAACAGGAATCGACTCTAACTACACCGCAACTTATTATCCTTGGGTATTGACAAGAGACACTGTAAATAATACACAGATTTATCTTCCTCCAACCGCTGAAGTTTGTAGAAACTTGGCGTTGACCGATAACATCGCGTTCCCTTGGTTCGCATCTGCGGGTTACACAAGAGGTATTGTAAATGCGGTTAAAGCAAGAAAGAAACTAACACAAGAAGACAGAGATACCCTTTATCAAGGTCATATTAATCCAATTGCGACATTCTCTGATGTTGGAACAGTAATTTGGGGTAATAAAACAACACAAATTGCTGAATCCGCTCTTGACAGAATCAACGTAAGAAGATTGTTATTACAAGCTCGTAAGTTGATTTCAGCAGTCGCAGTTAGATTGTTGTTTGAACAAAATGACGACAAGGTAAGACAAGACTTCTTGGATTCTGTGAACCCAATCTTGGATTCAATTAGAAGAGACAGAGGTTTAATTGACTTCAGAGTTGTAGTAACAAATACACCTGAAGATTTAGATAGAAACCAAATGACTGGTAAGATTTATCTAAAACCAACCAAAGCTCTTGAATTCATTGATATTGAGTTCTTAATTACACCATCAGGTGCATCATTTGAGAATATCTAATAAACATTATTATGGGGTGGGGAAAAAATAACCCACCCCATATATTTATAATTAAAATACAACTATGAAATTCACAAAAAAAGTATTGTTTGAAAATATGGAAGTTAAGACCAATGGTTTAAAAACTTATTCTGAAAAACCTCAGTCTATAATTGTTAGTGAATCACAATTAGAAAGAGTAATTCAAAAAATTTTAAATAAAAAATGAATTATAAAAAACTAATTAGACGTACCCTACATAAATTGTCTGAAGGATTTGACCCTAGTGGTCTTCCTGACCATAAATACTATGCTTTTGATTGGGATGATAACGTAATGAACATGCCAACAAAAATCATAGTATTAGATGAAGATGGTAATGAAGTTGGTATTTCTACTGATGATTTTACCGAACATAGACATCAGATAGGTAAAGAACCTTTTGTATATAATGGTAAAACTATTATATCATACGCCGAAAGACCATTTAGAAATTTCAGAGATGAAGGAGAAGCTCAATTCTTGGAAGATATCATGTCAGCAGGATTCGGACCTTCTTGGAACGACTTTGTTGAATGTATAAATGGGGGTTCAATTTTTGCAATTATTACAGCACGTGGACACAACCCTGAAATCCTTAAAGAAGCGGTATATAAACTCATTAAAAACAATATTGGTGGGTTAGATGAGGAAAAGGTTGTTGAGTCGTTAAAAATGTATCATGAGTTAACTGATAAAGAAATTAAAGATGATGATACAATGATTAGAGAATATTTGGACATGTGTAGGTTTCATCCTGTTTCATTTGGTACAGGTGCGGAAGCAAATCCTGAAGAAGGAAAAGTTAATGCATTAAGAGAATTTATAGGTTATGTAAAACAAGTTTCAAGAGAAATTGGTGGAAGAACCTTATTTAAAAATGACGTTACAAATAATTTTATCATCCCTAAAATTGGTTTTTCAGATGATGATGAAAAAAATATTGAAAAAATTAAAGATTTCTTAAATAAAGAATTTGGCCTAGAAGCTCCAGTACAGACATATTTAACTAAATCAAATATTAAAAGAAAATATTAATAATAATTAAAACCAGATTACCTAGGCAATTATATATGAAAAAAACTAAATAGTAAATATTTATATAGAAAATAAACTAAAGAAAACAAAATAATGAAATAAAATATGGCAGACTTATTAATGAAAATGCCCGACCCATACGAACCGAAACAGAAACATAGGTTTATAATGACATTTCCATCCTCTTTGGGTATTAATTCTTGGTATGTAGAATCAACAAAGAGACCAAAAGTAACAATTAACAAAGCTGATATACCATTTTTGAATACAAAAACTTATGTTGCAACAAATTTTGAATGGGACACAATTGGAGTTACATTTAGGGACCCAATTGGACCATCAGCGGCACAGGCGTTAATGGAGTGGGTCAGATTACATGCTGAATCAGTTACAGGGAGAATGGGTTACTCATCAGGGTATAAAAAGGACATTACACTTGAAATGCTTGACCCAACAGGAGTTGCGGTGGAAAAATGGATATTACAAGGTTGTTTCCTAACTGATGTAGATTTCAAAGAATTATCATATGGTGAAGGTGGAATACAAACAATTTCTTGTACGTTGCGTCCAGACCGTTGTATATTGGTTTATTGAAAATTTAAGTACCCTTTACAACCGAATTTTAAATCCATATATTTATTTATATGGATTTTATTTTTTTCCATAAAAGTAACTAAATAATATTATGAACAACGAAATACAATACGGTCAAGTTAATTTTAATTTACCACATGATGTAGTACCATTACCATCTCAAGGTATATTTTACAAAAATAAAAAGAAATCGATTAAAGTAGGTTATTTAACCGCTCAAGATGAAAATTTATTGATGTCAAATAATTTACAAGGAGCTGAATTAATGACACAATTAATTAGAACAAAGATTTATGAACCTGAAATTAAGATTGAAGATTTATTACCAGGTGATATTGAAGCGGTTTTAATATTTCTAAGAAACACTGCTTTTGGTACAAATTATAATATTTCGGCATTGGACCCACAAACGGGAAAAAGATTTGATGCGGGTGTTGATTTAGGTGAAATGAACATTAAGAATGTTAGTGAAAAACCTGATGAAAATGGATTTTTTACAGTTAAATTACCAACATCAAAAGATATACTTCAGGTTAAATTATTAACATACGGGGAAGATACCGCAATTGAAAATGAAATGAAGATGTATCCAAACAGTATGGTTAAACCAATTATTACAAGAAAATTGGAACAACAAATTGTATCAGTTAATGGGTCAAGTGATAGAGGTTCAATATCTTTATATGTAACAAATATGCCAATTGCTGATTCAAAATATGTAAGAAAATTTTTAAATGAGGTTGAACCACGTTTGGACTTAAACAAAAAAATTCAAACCCCGTCAGGAGAACTAATTGATATTAATATCAATTTTGGGGTTGAGTTTTTTCGGCCTTTCTTCTCAGTACAGTAAAGTCCTATTGGATGAAATTTATTTTTTGATTAAGGACGGATTTACATATTCCGACATCATGGTCATGCCAACGTATCAAAGAAAATACTTTTTAGGTAAAATTATGCAACGTATCGATTCAATTGACGATGATAATAAAAAATAAATAATAGGTATTTATTTATATGTTAGATTTAAATAATATAGACAATGCACAACAGTTAGAAGGCATTTACTCTAAGATAAATAGAAGTGTATTATCTGTTAGGGATACTCTGACCGAAACAGATAATATATTAAAAGTATTATTAGGTTCCGCAGGACAAGTAGTTGATAAAGTATCTGTTTTTGATTCTAAAGTAATTTCAACATCTAGAAGTTTGGGACAAGGTGTTTCCTATGCTAAGGATTTAGAACAAAATTTTGCAAATGTTGCGGAAAGAATAATTAAAATCGGTGGAAATGCGGACGATGTTGTTGACATATTTAAAACAATGTCAACCGAAATGGGTAGAACGGTTTCATTCACTGAAGAGGCTCTATTCAATATGGCTTTGTTAAAACAAGTTGGTGTAAGTGATGATTCAATAAAAAGTTTTAATAAATTGTATGATACAATTGGTGGAACTTTTGATGAAGCCGCGACACAACAAATGATGTTAGTCAATCAAGCTAAAAGCTATGGATTAAATGTTGGACAATTTATGACTGCGGTATCAGGTCAATTAACAAAAATTAACCAATATGGGTTTCCAAATGGTGTTAAAGATTTGGGTGAAATGGTAAGTCGTTCCAAGTTATTAGGAATGAATATGGAAACGGCAATGGGTTTTGCAGATAAGATAATGGACAGTCCTGAAACGGCAATGGATATTGCCGCACAATTACAAACACTTGGAGGTTCATTTTCATCACTTGCCGACCCTATGGAATTATTATATCTAGCTCAGAATGATTTAGCGGGGTTAAATGATAAGATAATTAATGCCACTCGTGGATTGGCAACATTTAATAAAGAAACAGGTCAATTTGAAATCAGTGTTAGTGAACGTATGAGAATTAAACAAGTTGCAACACAATTTGGTACGGACGCTAATACAATTATTGAAACCTCTTTGAAATTGGCTAAACAAGAACAAATTTTACAAAATCTTAATTTACAACCAAATTTTAAAGGATTAAGCGAAGAAGATAAAGTTTTAATATCATCATATTCACAATTATCTAAGGAGGGTGGAGTTAAGTTAGAAGGTAAGACTATTAGTGAATTTAATAGTGGTCAAATAAATGATTTAATTAATCGATTAAGAGGAACCGAGAAAGAACAATTGTTAACTGATAAAAACGCAATGGATGAAAATGCTAAACGTATATATGAAAATTCATCAGCGTTAGAAAGAACAACAATACAACAAAATTTATTTAGTAATGCATTATCTTTAGCTGCCTTGCAGTCAGGTAACTTTCGAGAAAGTTTAAATAGTCTTTCTAATGTATTTGCATCAATTATTGGGGCTGGAGGTAATTTGAAAAGTACTTTTGGAGATAAAGCTATGAGTATGTTAGATGAAGGCGCCACAAAATTTAAATTAGCTGCAGATGGATTAGGAGAATTAATAAATCAGACTAAAAATCAATCTTCTAATACTCCTAAAGAAACAAAAGTAGATTTAATAACTACCACTCCGATAAAAATAACATTAGAAAACACATTAAATTTAGAAAAAGTTATTAAAGATTCTATTAGAAGTGTTATAATTGAAACGTTAAAAACTAAAAATGTTGAAATTGTGGAAAATGGTTATTCACGATAAATAATATTAAAAAAAATCATTTTAATCTATTTATAATAAAATAGAAAAAAATGGCATCAGGTCCTTTATCATTTTCCACAACCGAAAGTCTTAGAAAAAAACTATTATCTAAGAATTTGGAACCATATTTTGTAAATGGTTCAACATCACCAAAATCAAACGCACAAGATGTTGGAACCAAAGAAACCGAATGGATTGAACTTCCATTGGTAAATCAACAAGATTTAGATAAATCTGGTGAAATTCCGCAAATTAAACTTAACGTATTAAATCAATATGGACCTGATAATGGAAGAGGTCCAAGTGCGGTATTTAAAAATCAAGGAACAAAATCAAATCAAGGTGAATTTATTTATCAAACAGATAATACCAATAAGTTTAAAGAATCAGAACAAGAACAAAAAGAACTTTTGGTTTTAAATAGGTTCGCACCTCAAAATGGATGGTCGGATGCTGCATCAGAGTTAGAATCAAAAATTATTCAACCACAAATAAGAGATGAATATGTATCCGATAGTTTAAAGCCGAACTTATATAGACCATCAAAATATACATCAGCACAAATATATCTACAAGATAATCCTACTGGTTCAGATGGAACATTAAGTCAAGACTCAATTTTGGCTCAATTGGGGGCGAAAAAATTAAAACAATTGTTCTTAGATTCGGTTGCGTTTGAGATAAGACAACAAACAACGGGAAGAGCAAACGCAATTATTGCCGCACAAGACCCATATCTTGCATCCAAAATAATAACAGGTAGAGCACCACTAATTGAACCAAATTGGAGTGTAACAGTTCCTGATTCTGCTTTAGGTAAAACTGTTAATTTTGCAGCGAGAGTCACAGGTGCGTATTCACCATTTTCATATATACCAGGTGATTATTTTTCCTTTGTTCAACCAACAAGTTTATTGAATCAAACAATTAATAGAGTTGCCGGATTTTTTGGTTCACCAAATATTCTTCCAACAAGAAAGACCGCATCGGATATTTTCTTAGCATACACGGGACAAGGAACAAGAAAACTTTTATTTGGTAGTTTGGGTTTAAATAAATTTGCACCTGACTATCGTGCCAATTTCATTAACCAACTTGGTCTATCAGCACCGAAAGGAAATTATTATGTTGGAAGTAGAACTTCAGAACCATTGGATATCGTATCACCATCAGGTCAAATTCCTGTTAATGAATATGGTAAAGAAGTTGAAACAAATGTATATGGTCCTAGTGTTTTAGGAAAACTATATGAAAATGATTTGGAGTTTAAATTTGGATTAAATCAAACTTCAACAATAGATGGCGGCGGGTTACAAGGTGGTTTTACTTGGGTTTCACCAAAGTATAAAGGGAATGCTGGTTTTAATGTTGGTAAAGGTGGGGACCCAAAAGGACAAGACCCAAACTATCAACCAATTGCCGCACAATACACAAACTCTGAATCAACTCAATATAGTTTTAAACAAGGTTCAATACTTGACGATACTCAAAGATTAATTAATTCACAACCAAATGGGGGTAAAAGATTACAACACGTAGGTAACGCAATTGACCAAGTGTCAAAAGTGTTTAATGATGGTTATAAGGAAATAACAAAAGGTTCAAGGGTTATAAAATATGTTGACCAAAACGGAACTTTTGTTGGAACAGAATATGGGAGAGTATTTGCAAAAGACATACCATATTATGAAAATACAAAACTTCAGAAAACAGAAGGAAATATAAGAAAAAATGCGAACTCAATTTTAGATAAAACATACAATTTAAATATTTTTCCAACAACAGGTCCTGATTCAACAACAATTTCAGATGGACGAGTTAAAAAATATATGTTGTCTATTGAAAATCTTGCTTGGAGAACTTCAAGAAGACCTGGTTTAACATATGCTGATTTGCCTGAAAGTGAAAAAGGACCAAATGGTGGAAGGGTTATGTGGTTTCCACCATATGATTTATCTTTTTCTGATGACTCAACAGTTGATTGGAATTCAAATACATTCTTAGGAAGACCTGAAGCTATATATACATACAAAGGAACAAGTAGAGGAGGTTCATTAAATTTTAAAATTGTCGTGGACCACCCTTCAATAATGAATCTAATTGTAAACAATGTATTATCAAACACGAATTCAAGTCAAGTTGCAGACCAAGTATTGGATTCATTTTTTGCTGGTTTAACTAAGTTTGATATATATGAATTGGCGAAAAAATATCAGAATTTTTCACCAACAGAATTACAAAAAATACAAGATACAATTAACCAATCTTCAAATCCTGAAAAAATAAAAGATAGTTTAACTGCTAATCTTAATAAAGGTGGAACAGGCGCTGGAGGGTCAATGACATCAAATGCGTCTATAGGTCTTCAAGATTATAAACCACAATTGTCGGCGTACATTAATAGTGAATTCTTTTTCAACTATAATCAATCGGGTGGTAATTCATATTCAGATGCGTTAAATCAATATGAAAGTGATAATAATTTTAAGATAATTAATAATGTCCAAAGTACCGAAATAAAAAATTCATATTCAAGATTGGAAAATCTAAGTAATCAAATAAAGAGTACGTTAGATACAAACCCTAATGTTACAATAAAAATTTTATTAAAATCTAATAGTTCTTATAATGAAGCAACGACAGTCAAGAAAGATAGACTAACTTGTATCGAAGAGAGTATTATTAAAATTGTTGGGAAAAACACTAGACTAACTTTTGAAAACAAACAAGGTAATGATAGTGATAAACTACCAACTATTAATTATCCATGTAATAGTGCAACAACTAATAATTATGCTGTTGGACCTGTCGGATGTAGAAGAGTAATAATTGATAATATAATTGAAACCCCATTACCAAATCAAAATAATCCTAATGGTAGTACAACCCAAAGTCCTTCAACTGTTGTTGGAAATATTGCGTCACAATTCAGATTAAATAATTCATTAAATAACATTGCAACAAATGATTCCAGTAATTTAACAGAATCCGTTTCAAAAGCGGTATTAAGAAAGTTATTAAATGAATCAAATTATTTTCAATTTATTAAAGAAAATAACCCATATATTTATGACTCATTAAAGGAAAAACTTAAATTTTTTCATCCGTCGTTCCATTCTATTACACCTGAAGGGCTGAACTCAAGATTAACATTTTTAATGCAATGTACAAGACCTGGCGATACAATACCAACAAAACAGGCTGATGGTACATTTTTAGATAAAGATGCTAGAAACACATCCTTTGGGGCTCCACCAATATGTGTAATTAGAATTGGTGATTTCTATCATACTAAAGCGGTAATAAATAATGTTAAATTTAGTTATGAAGACAAGACCCTTGATTTGAATCCTGAAGGTATCGGGGTTCAGCCAATGATAGTCGGTGTTTCAATAAGCTTTAATTTTATCGGAGGTCAGAGTCTTAAAGGACCAATCGATGAATTACAAAACGCACTTTCTTTTAATTTCTTTGCAAATACTGAAATGTATGATGAAAGGGCGACTGTATTGACAGAATCTGCATATGATAAACAATTTATTGAAAACACACAACCTGAAGGAACAACAATTCAAAATACAAATACTGATTTATCAAATGAAGCTGGTGAATTTATTGGTAGGCTAAATGGTGATTTAAGTCCAAGTGGTTTAACAGGAAATAATGATTATAAAAATGTTATAGATAGTTTAATTGGTAGTTATGAACAATTATATAATGGAATCTATGATAAATTAGAACAGATAAATACTGATTATAATTGGTCTGTTCTTCAGATATATACCTCTGAAAGAATATATAAAGAAGGGGTGTTAAAAACACCTACAGTAAAATCTAAAAATATTTTTGGTTTATCAAAAAATTATAAACAAAAAATAAATGACATCTTTACAGAATTATATTTAGATATACAAGAAGAAAATCTTAGTATCTTTAATAAATTACCTGAAAATATAACAAAGATTAAAACTTTAAAAAAACAATTAACAAATTTAGTTTTAGAAAAACAAAAAACATTTTTTGATGGGTTAGAAACAATAACAAAACAATTGTCACAATCTCAAATAGAATATGTAAGATTAATTGATAAATTAAATTTTTTATCTAATAATGCCGATGGAGTTATGGATAAAAAAGGTAACATTAATTTATATAACACATTGTCTTCAGCAACGATTAACAATTTACTTATTAATTCCGATTCAATAACTGATGCTTCTTCAGTCATGATAAATCAATTAATATCGAATCAAATTATTGAAGACCTAATTGATTATAACATTCTTGGACTTTCAGGTGTAAACACATTTGATAAATTTTCAAATTCATTATCAGATAAAAGATTCTACACAATATTTGGATATGACTTATTGAATAATTATAACGAATTGGAAACAAAAATAATTGGAGAATTAACTCAAAGTCCGTGGAGAAAAAATATATCGGATAATTTGAATACTTATTATGGTAAAAAAAATACGGGTTACATTAATGAGCAAGGGATTAAAAAATTCAAGGATTTCAAAAAAACTAATCCTAAATTTTCATCATTATTACCGAGTAACTGGAATGAAATAGTAAAAACTAATAGACCAAATAGTTTGCAATTACAAACACCAATCAACTCTACAATCAAAACCCAATTTGAAGAATTATATTCAGGAGTAAATTCTCAAGGAGATAAATTTAATGGTAAATTTACATTTTAATGGAATATTTTAACAGATACAATCAATTTTTAATAGACGGAGAACAGACAGTTGTTCCATATGTTACTTTACCACGAAAGTCTACAGATATTAAATATATCTACAGAGCGGGTACAAGTAGATTAGATAAAATAAGTCAACAATATTATAACTCACCATATTTTGGTTGGTTAATTATGGTTGCAAATCCTGAATTTGGAGGATTAGAATGGAATATACCTGATAATTCCGTAATTGTAATACCTTACCCTTTAAATGCATCAATTCAGGATTATAATAATGCAATAAAAACTAGATTCTATTATTATGGCAGATAACTTTGGTGGAGGTGAAAATATATTTTATATTGATGATGCAAACATCGTTTTAATTGACCCAAATGCAATTATTGATTCAGATGGTCGAAAAAAAGATAGAGTAATAAAACAAGAAAATCTTGTTATGTATGCAAACTTGGAAGTCGAATCGGTTCCAAGAACAAAATTATCAGTAGGTCAAAGTGTTGATAGTGGTATAAGTAATTATACGATTGCGTCAATTAATTTTCTGAAACCACAAGGTAAAAACGTTTTTGATACAAGTTACACAGACCAACTAACCGCAGGAAGAAATTTACAAGGTACTGTAAACCAACTATCGTTTGATAAAAATGATAATCCGCAACAATTAAATTATGTTGATACACAGTTATTAGGTATAAAATCAATAAATGTTGATATTAAAAACAATGGAGTTCCAACCGTAAGTATGACATTAGTTGACATACAAGGAAGGGCATTGTTTGAAACAGGTGGAAACTCCCCCTATTCTGTATTTTTATATTATCCATATCCATTATTTAGGCTAACCCTAAAGGGCTATTATGGTAAGGCAATTCAATATGAATTAATGTTAAGAAGTTTTAACGCTTCATTTGAACAATCAACAGGTAACTATAACATTGATTTACAATTCATTGCAAGAACTAGCGCGATTTTAGATGATATAAGACTTGGTTATTTATTTGCGTTACCAAATATGTACCCAAGATATGAAGTACCTGTAATAAATAGTGATACAACATCACAACAGGCAACCGCAAGTCAACAACAAATTGGTGTAAATGTCGCACAACAATCAACAATTGTTAGAACATCAAGAGGGTATAACAAAATAAAAGAAGTATTTGAAGAATATAAAAAGGACGGATTAATAGATAGTTCAGTTCCTATTATGACTTTAAATGAAATGCAGATTAATTTATCAAAATACACACAATTTTTAAATGATGAGTTTGAAAAATTACCATTTGAAGATTTAGTCGCTCTTCAAAAGTATAAGGAAACTGTTGATACGTTTTCAACGGAGATTGAAAAATGGAGAACCACATATACCGACAATGGTAACATTTTGGTTTTGACAGATAAAACTAAGATGTATCAACTTAAAAATTTAACGATAAATGACGAAAGTAGTAATACTACAAAATCAAATACCGCAAATGCGGAATTAGAAAAAATATTAAATAATAATAAAGGTATTTTAGAAACCATTCCAAGATGGAGTAAAGAAATTGCAATACCTGATAATTTTTTTAAGATAACTAATTTTCAGAAAAAATTTACAGAAGGTGAGATAGATTACATACAAACTTTTTTTAATGTAAGAGGAAGAGTTGTTAATGACCCAATAAATGATGAGGAATTTTTACAATTTAAAGATAAATTAAAAAATAGATTAATTGAAGAAAAAGTATTACCAACATCTGAAAATTCTGATAACAGCAGTGTTTCAACTCCAAATCCTTATTACTATACCTTTGATTTGTTTAGTAATGATTATATAAATTTGGTTTCCGTAATAGAACAAAATAATCAAAAAGAAAACGAGAGATTAAATGGTATACTACAAGATAGGGTGAAGAAAAATGGTAATGTTAATAATTTACCTTTTAGACCAACAATTAGAAATGTTGTCGGTGTTATCATTGCATCGGTTGACGCTTTTTATAGGTTAATGGATGAAATACATGAAAAGGCTTGGAATGAGAGAGATAATCCTGATAGAATAAGGTCGATAATTAGTAACGATACACCATCACCTGAAGGTAAAAATTCAACACAAACAACAACTAAAAATATTACAAATTTTGTTTATCCTTGGCCTCAATTTGTACAAAAAAAAGAAGGTTCAGGTAATTCAGAATATCAAATAACATATCCTGGTTCAAAATCAGTTTTGAATTTTACTAACGGTTATGATACAAGAGTATGGCCTGAAGTTGAGTTTGTCGAACAATTTTTATATGGATTAACAGTTAAAGATTTGGACTACAATTCAGACAATCAAATATCGCCAACATTAAAATTAAACTACACACCATCTTCAGCAATCGAATTTGAGTATGTTGATAAAATATATTCAAACACAGCGGTTTATGATTTTGTGTATGAAATGTATGAAAGACTTTTGTTAAATACTTATTATTCGGGATTATATTATAGTGAAACTAATTTCGATTTAATTAATTCTGGGTCTGACATGGAATATAGTAATATTTCAAATTCAGGATTACCAAACGGTGAATTGAAAAAAATTTTAAGTGACCAACTAACTAAACAAAATCTTTATGATTTCTTGAAATCGACTTCAGGACAAAACAATGAAGGGCAACTTTGGAACAATTTTTTAACACAAAGTTATAACACAGGTTACATAATACAAAAGATTAAAGAGCAGAGTGAACTATATTCTGACAGTGAATATAAAAATTTAACAAAAAATCCTATTAAGTTAACAACTCAAGATACTATTGTAAATTTTTTAAAAGACCCTACAAGTTCAAACAATACATTAATGGATACGTATCCATTTATAATACCTCAATTTCAACAAAAACTACCAGGAGCCACAAGTATAAATTTTTATGATACTATAAATACGTATACGTTAGATTCACAAAATCTATTTATTACCAACCAAAAAAATAATTTATTACCATTAACTAAAAATTCTTCAGCTCTAAATGGATATAATAATCCAAACATTGGTGATGCGGATATTAATGGATACTTTAATACTAATTTTAGTAACCCTAATAGGAGAATGGTGACAGAAGGTAATGTTTTTTATTCAGATAACAATAGATTAACTGAAACTCAAACAACGAGTATGTTAAATACTCCATACTTTTTAAATTCACTTATGGAATCATCAGAATTAAGTGGTGACACTAAGTATGTTAAACCGGCTTATTTATTACTTAACTCATTACCTTTAACCACTTTATATGAAAGATATTTAGATATCGCAAATAATGTTAAGGATGAATATATTTTTGCGTCTTTAAATAAATTTTCGGCAATTCATAAGTTACCATATGCTTGGATTTTAAAGATAGGTTCTGTATGGTACAGATATAAAGAATATGTAAATAATAATGTTGATATTTTAGATAGTATTTGGAAAGATTTTAATTATAAAAAAGCTTACGACCCACAGAGCTCAAATGATAAAAAAGTTTACAGTATAATACAAAATAACTCAACAACAAAATCTAATTTTATTCTAAACGACACACAAAAAATAAATGTAGGATTTTATCCTGGTTTATATAACAGCGTTTATAAGATAATTACAGATTCTGATTTATTTAATAACGATGTTGACAATAAAGACAAAAGTTTTTGGGATAAACTAAAGGTTTCTCTTGATAGTAGTTTACAAACTAAAAAACCTGAAGGAGACATAAATCCATATTTTTCAACATTTAAAATAACGACTGACGAGAGTGATGATTTTGGGCCATCAAACATCGGAAAATATCTTGTAATGCCATCTTGTGGGTTTCTACCATTTCAGCAGGCGTATTATCAAGTAACCACCAATGGTAATAATGATAATGTGTCCAAGGAAAAAGTTAATGTACCTCAAACTTTTAATGGTAGTACTAAAGTATTTTGGGAAGCACCAAATTATGGTTGGTTTGATAATACAAAAATCAATAAACCAAACTTTAATGAATACCTAAAATATGTTGTGGCACAAGACAATCAGCCAGAACAATTTGAGTTTTACTTATCAAAAACGAAATATAGTAATATTGAAGACATTTTTGGTGTCTTTGATTATAACCAATTAGATTTATTTGAAAATGAGTTTTTAGAGTTTTCAAAAGAAGATGGTAGTTCACAGTTAGTTCAAAACTCCGATATTGCTTATACAAATTTTAAACAATTATTTAAAAAAATGATGATTGTTGAAATTGCAGACGCTAACAATCTTTCAGACATAAGTAAAAAACAATCAACAATAATTACAGAAACATTAAATAAATTTATGGAAATACCCGTTTATTTAAAAAACGGAAACCCAAAAAAGTTTGATAGGATAAATTTTGGTAATTTCATAAATGGAAATTCTGGTGGTAGTGGAGTAACTAGAATGATACCAAGTCAAAGAAAAAATTATGGTAATTATGTACCAAATTCAATTCAGACATCTAAAACTAACAATGACATTAATTGGAAAACACTCAAACTATATGTTGGAGATTCAACCATTTCAAACCTAAGTCTAACTGACAACTCATATGTTTATGACTTCTTTATAGATAACAATATTGCGTTTACAGAACAAAATATAAAAGACCTGTCTAAGTTAATTAAGATATATGCAACACAAAAAAGATTAAACAATGGTGAATATAACTCTCAAAGGTTTAAGGAAGATATAACCAAATTAATGAGTGATACATATGAAAAAAGAACAAATATTGAAACCCAACTTAGAAGTAGATTAAGTAATTTAACAAATGGAACACAAAACAATGAAATCACCATTAACAAATATGAAGGGGATGAAACCAAATTGGAAATGTGGGAATTATTTAAAGCAATAAATGATAAATGGGTCGCAGGTATTGATTTTAAACGAAGAACAATATTTGAAGAATTTTTATTTTTTGATAGGGCTAATATAGATATTGGTGATGATTTTATAATTAAAGTGGATTCGGTTAGAAAATATTGTACTTGGGAAAACTCAAATACTTCTGTAATGAATTTGATTAGTATGTTATTAAGGGATAATAAGATGAATTTTTTTGTTATGCCGGCATATATTAATTTTTATGGAAAACCTTCAAAAAGGTTTACAACACAAAATGAAACAATATTAAATAACGCAAATGATGTTTTTAGTACGTTTGGTTATGTTGATTATACATCATCCGCGCCAAAATTTTTATGTCAATATATAGGTAGGCCATCAGAAACGTTGTCAATGGACAATGACCCAAAATATCCATTTAAAAGTGATTCATTTGATTTAGGTCAAAACGCTGGAAACCCAATTAGAAATACAAATCCTGTAACAAATCAATTTAATAACAATAAAGCGGTTGGGTTTGTTGTTGATTTTGGGGTTACAAATCAAAATGTTTTTACATCTTTTGAAATATCACAAAATCAAAACGTAACATCTTCAGAACAAATTCAGATTGTTGTTGATATGGGTCGTTTAGGAGGTAATAAAAAAACTTCACAACAGACAACAGCATTATATGAGTTATATAAAAATAGGGTTTATAATTCAACAATTAAAACATTAGGTAATGTAATGATACAACCAACAATGTATTTTGTTATAAGACATATGCCAATGTTTAATGGGACTTATGTGATTAGAAATGTAAAACACTCGATTTCACCTGGAAATTTTGAAACCACATTTGAAGGACAAAGAATATCTGCACTTTCAAATTCAAAAATAAATAACGAGTTGGCTTCTTTAAATGAGGACTTTACAAAAAAATTAAACGATAAAGTAAAAACATTGGTTTCTAATAATCAATTAGTTGTTAGAAATAATTCAAACCAATATGTTACAGGACAAGACGCCAAAAATATAAATATATCAATTAGAATACCATATCAAGGTAATATTGTAACCGCGATAGATAGTAGTGAACAGACATGTAATGAAAATCTTTATGGATATCCTGATAGTCCACAATCTAAATTAGAGTTAAAAGATTTTAATTCAAGAAAAGTAAGTAAAACTGAATTAATTAATTTAATACGTACAAACATTGAAGATAAAAATATGAGATTGTTTTTATATTCTTTATTCTTCCTAACAGGGTATGATATATATCAAAATAGTTTTGAAATTAAGTTAAATAATATTTTTGGAGCGACAGGGGACATTCAATGGAATTCATTGGAAAATGTTAACGGATATAGATGTCTATTAACTAATGAAAGATTTCCGATACCGTATTTAAATTTTGAAACTTTGGATAAATGTTTAACTTTCATGAATTCATATTTTAAAGAACTATTAACTGTTTATTTAAATGACAAAACAAATTTCGTATGTACTACCGATGATAGTTATAACCCTAATAATTTGGATAATGATTTTTATAGAACATGTATTACAAATATTTTTGTTAAGTTATTTTATGATAAATGGTATACGTCAGGTTCATCAACCAAATATAATGAGAATACTTCATATAATACTTGGATATTAAATACTAGTTTTATTCTAAATGAGAAACAAACTAAATCACTTTTGATATAACGATATATTTATAATAAAAAATACTATGAATAGTTTAAAAAACGTATTAGATAATTATTTGCAAAAAGACACAGTTATTGCAGAAAAAGATTTGGGAAACGGATATAAAGAAGTTTGTGATTTACAAACAGGTGATTGTTATACCGTAAGACTAAAAGACGGTTTAATTGAAAGAGTCGATAACACATTAAAATTAAACAGAACTCTACAAGTGGAAACACCACACGGAGTTAAAACATTATTAAGAGACTAAAAAAATGAAAACAACAATATCAGAAGAAATTATCAGAGAGCTTAAAAGACATAACCAAATTAACAAATATATTGTCGAACAGGGAGCTCCCACAGAACCTGAGACACCACCTACACCTGATGAAGTAACACCACCTACACCTGATGACGCAACATTAGGGGGTGTAACACCATCTCCAGCAGAACCAACAACTGAACCAGGTCAACCTATTGATATTGCAAACGACCCTGATGTTGAAGAACTAACAGACGAACCAAACGATACTGTAAATGATACTGTAAGTGATACTGAAAGTGGAACAGAAGAATTGGACATTACCGAACTTGTTAATTCACAGAAAAATATAGAAAACAAACAAGAAGAATTTATGGGTTCAATTATGGGTAAGTTAGACGACTTAGAACAGAAATTGGCACAAATGGACAACATCTTTCAAAAGATAAATGACATTGAAAGTAAAGTTGAAAAGTATAGACCAAAAAGTGCTGAGGAAAAATTACAGTTAAGGTCATTAGATTCATACCCATTTAATCAAAAACTTACAGATTTTTTTGATGAAAAGTCCGAAGAGATGGAAAAAACAGGAAAAAATCAATATGTTTTAACAACCGATGACGTTGAAGACGTTGATGGTCGACAAATTAGAAAAACTTTTGACCAAGCAATTGGAACCTGATTTGATTTATTAAGATTATTTCTTATACTTATTTTACAACTAAAATAACTATTTAATACAACAAATTATGATGACAGATTCAACATTTGATGCCGTATTGGCGCAGTACGAACAAAACTCAAAACCTTTTGGTGATACACCAAAAATGACAGAAGAAGAAAGAATGAAGCGGTATTTCGCGGCAATTCTTCCCAAAGGAGAAAATTCAGGACAACGAAGAATTAGGATTCTCCCAACCAATGACGGAAGTTCCCCATTTAAAGAAGTGTGGTTTCACGAAATCCAAGTTAATGGTCAATATCAGAAATTTTATGACCCTGATAAAAACGAAGGTGAACGTTCACCACTTACCGAAGTTTATGAAGAATTGATGAAAACAGGTAAGGAAAGTGATAAAGAATTGGCAAAACAATATAAAGCACGTAAATTTTATATCGTCAAGGTAATTGATAGGGACCATGAAGAAGACGGTGTTAAATTTTGGAGATTTAAACACAATTACAAACAAGACGGAATTCTTGACAAAATCATTCCAATTTGGAGGTCAAAAGGAAATCTTACAGATGTAAATCAAGGAAGAGACCTCACAATTCAATTGACCAAATCTAAAACCCCAAAAGGTAAAGAATATACTTCAATTCAAACAATTATGCACGAGGACCCAAGTCCACTATCAGAAGATAAAGAACTTTCTGAAAAGTGGGAAAAAGATACAACTGTATGGTCAGATGTATATTCTAAAAAACCTATTGAATATTTGGAAGCAATTGCTCGTGGAGAAGTACCACGTTGGGATTCTGAAACCAAAAAATATGTATACGGTGAACAAACAACCGAGGTATTTGGAGGTAACGATATCTTTTCAGAGCAGGTATATTCTGACCCACAAATTGGGATGGGTGCAGACGAAGAATTACCATTCTAATTTTAACGAGCATGGACACATACATAGACATTGTGTCCATGCTTTTATTTTTTTAACAAAAAAACAAACAACGCATAGACAATGGCAATTAAAAAAAATGATTTTAGCTCGCTGAAGAAAAAATTTTCAACTTCAGCAAAATATAAACCGCAAAGATATTTTGATTTAGGTAAAGATTTCTTGGATGCGGTTGGACTTCCTGGTCCTGCAATAGGACACTTGAATATGTTCTTGGGACATTCGGATACAGGAAAAACTACCGCAGCGGTTAAAGCTGCTGTGGCAGCACAAAAGATGGGTATATTACCTGTGTTTATTATTACCGAACAAAAGTGGAGTTTTGAACATGCAAAACTTATGAGTTTTGAATGTAACGAAGTGGTTGATGAAGAAACAGGTGAAACAGACTGGGATGGATTCTTTATATTCAACAATAACTTTCATTATATTGAACAAATTACTGACTATATTAACGAATTGTTGGATGCTCAAGAAAAGGGGGAATTAGATTATAGTTTATGTTTTATTTGGGATTCAGTTGGTTCCATTCCATGTAAAATGACTTACGAAGGCAAGGGCGGTCGCCAACACAATGCCGCGGTTCTTGCTGACAAGATTGGTATGGGTATTAACCAAAGAATTTCAGGTTCAAGAAAATCAGATTCAAAGCATGAAAACACATTGATTATTATTAATCAGCCATGGGTTGAACTTCCTGACAATCCATTTGGTCAACCAAAAATTAAGGCAAAAGGTGGTGAA